TAATTGATTGTTCATCTTTTATTATTTCTTTTTGTTTTTTCTAGCTTCTGCTTTTGCCTTCTTTTCTTCATTCTTCTCTTCTACAATTCTTAAACAAGCAAGATTTATGATTTCGCTTGTAGACATTACATTCTGAGCACCATAATGTGTCATGTTTGATTTAAACTCAGACACATCTGGACTTTTCTTTTTCATCTTGGGCGCATCAATTGTACCATAATCAATGCCACACAAAGCCTTATCTAAGGCTATAACTTTACGTTCAGGGTCTAGTTGAGACCAAACTTTAGCATATACAGTAAGAATATAATCATAAGAATCGTCAATTGATTTTTCAATCTCATTTCTCAAAAACAAGTTGAAAATATCATAATTTTCCCCATTCTTTTTTGGCTTTGAAGAGTAAAAGAATTTAATTCTTCTAACATCCAAGTCAATTAGATAAGGAGACGTTTTTCTAATTTCAGAAGCTATTGGTTGCATTTCATCATCTGCATCTACATAACCTTTAAAATCTTGCATAATTGGTGTTGAGTTCTTCAACGAGTCTAAAAATACTTTGTCCATTTTTTTGTTTTTTTTGTTAATAAATCTTTCGCAAAGATAACACTATATTTTTTAAAAAAAAAGAAAATTGATTTTTTTTAGAAAACATATCCAAAAACAACTTTCCCGTTAGCTAATATAAAACTGCAAGTTTTAAACTCAAAGTTTCTATTTAACTTATACTGATAATATTCTATCTTCTTGTTTTTCAATTCATTATATATATCAATATATAAATCTTGACAATTTTCTTCTTTAATGTTTTTTTCAAAATTTTTCTTGTCTATCTTTTTAAGAACATTTTCTTTTAACAAATACTTATAGTATTTTGTAGCATCTTCATGTACAGACATTAAAGAAGAATCTATTGGAACCAAATCCACATATTTACCAAAATCGTTCAAATCCTCTTCAGAAAAATAATATTTTTTTAAGTCCTCATGATAAACTTCCATAATCAAAACTATATCTTTTAACACATCAGGAGCGCTTACTTTTTTTTCAACCCACAAATCTGTTAATTTCATTAACTTGTCCGTTAGCTCATCAATTTTTTCTACGCCTTCTGCAAATTTAGAATCAAATTTTATACAACCTTCATACAGGTGAATTCTAAACAAATCCTTATTGTAATTGTCTGATATTGTTAAAGTTCCCACTATTTTTTCCATTTTATCCATACTGGTTGTTTTTATATAAATATAACAAATCTTTAAAAATACTAAAGTCGCCTTTGGTGAACTTTGTAATACTTTCCTTTCCATCTAAAACCTTTGTTATTATGGCTTCTTTTTGAACTAAAACTTCTTCCATGTATTCATCTATAGTTCCTTCACAAATAAACTTTAATATTCTTACATGTTTTGATTTTTGAGAAGCTCTATGTATTCTATCTTGAGCCTGTATGTTATCAGAAGGAGACCACGCTTCATCTACAAACAAAGTGGTATCTGCTTCAGTTAAAGTAATACCAACTCCAGCTGCTCCAATGGTTCCTATAAAAATTAAACAATTTTTATCATTTTGAAACTTATCAACAGCATCCTGCTTTTCCTGAGAATTGTTTTCTCCAGTAAAAATTACGGCATGGTCTTTAAAATGTTCATATATTTTTTTTGCGCTTGCAACAAAATTGCAAAATACAACTATTTTTTGTTTAGTTTCTACGTAATTTTCCAAAAAATCTATACTAGCTTCAGCTTTAATTGCGCTCGTATATTGTCTTAATTTTTGTAAAGAAGATATGAAAAGACCGTCTCCTTCCACTTCTTCTTTTTCCCCTAATTCGTTTACTATTTCTATAACACCCTTTTCTATTTTTTCATATTCTTTTTCCTGCTTATCAGTTAATTCAATAGGTAAAACAGTAAATGTTTTTGGTGGGAGACTTTTTAAAACATCAGATTTTAACCTTCTTAAAAAATAAGGAGAAATTCTCTGAAAAAGTTCGTCTAAGTTAGATGCTCCTTTAAAATCCCAACCAAAATTACCTTCAAAACCAGCACAATATCTTATTCCAAAACCATGAAAATTATCCCATTCTTTCGGGTCTATAAAATTAAGCAAAGAAAACAACTCTTCGGTTCTATTTTTTATTGCCGTTCCAGACATTAATATTTTTTTTGGTATTAATATTTTTTTTGGTATTGTATTAAAAATCTTTTTGACAAGTTTGGTTCGATTGCTTGCTGGATTTTTTATATAATGAGCTTCGTCACAAATAATCAAATCATAATCACTTGGATTTAAAACAATACCATAATTATCTGTGTAAGGGCTTAAATCCTTTTTTAATCTTGAAGATACTGTTTTTTCCATGCCACAATTAGGGCAAATTTTATATTTTTTTTTGTGGTCTGAAAACTTATATTTACACTTTGGATTTTTACAAGTATGAGAATGATTTAGTTTAAAATAGCTATCAATAGATTCATAATTTATAATATGAAATAAAGACTCTTCTTTAGTGTTAGCTTTTATTTTTTTTCTTTTTGAAGGCTTGTATTTAAAAACAAAAGCTTTCTCATTAGAGAACCTTTCTATCTCATTTCTCCAGTTTAATTTTAAAGATGCGGGGCAAATTACTAAAGTTTTTAACTTGTTTTTTACAACATAAGCAAGGGATGACAAGGTTTTTCCAACCCCTGGCTCGTCACCCAAAATTCCAAGACCATTATTTTTATCAAAAAAAACAACAGCCTCTTTTTGGTAATCAAAAGGCGCTTGTTTTAAAAAGTTAAAATCTATATGTGAATAATCAAGATTTTGTTTTTTCCCAGAAAAGAGTGCTCTTATTCTATTCTGCCTTTCTTTGTATTGATTTTTTAAATCTTCAAACTCTTCTTTGTTAAAATTTATAAAACCAAAATTATAAGAGTTATCTTTGAGAAATATTAAAAGCTTTATTAAAGCCTGCTCGTTTATATAACGATTCCATACTTCAACCTCAAAACCCTCAACAGTCTCTAATTCTTTTACTGTTCTGACTTGACCCTTTGGAAGCGTTTTAAAAAAAGCAATGAGTCTTCCATCATATCCAAATTTAATCTTATATTCTTTTTTATCTATCTTTTCTAAATAAACCATAATTTTTATATATTTATAATTAAAAAATGAATAAAGGCTTAATACAAAAGATTATAAAAGAAATTTTGCAAGAAACATTTGTTAATAATATTAATGTTGGCAATATAGACATTAATGCAAATATAACAATTATTTTTCAAAATAACGAATTAAACCTTGAAAAAATTTCAGAAAAAAGATTTAAAGCAATTTCAGTAAAAGTATCTGATATAATCAAAAAAGATGATGAGCTTGAATTCTTTGATAAAACTTTTGAAGTAAATAAAAAAGTTAAGTGTAATATTTATAGAAAAAATGAAATAGGAAAATTGCTTAAAATAGATATTATTCACGAATTTTCTCCAATAAAATCAATAGAGATTATTTAAAATTCACAAACCCGCTAATTTTTTCATTCTGTCAGAATGATTTTCTATTATAAATTTAGAATTTCTATTTTTTCCTTTAGCTTCTTGAACCATAGTTGATTTGTTTGCAAGAGCTTGAAGCCAATAGTCTTTCCAGGTCATGTGATAATCAAATAAGTTTTTCATAATACTCAAAGTGTTTTTTGTAAGAACAAAATTCGATTTTATAAAAGGCTCTCTATTTAAAGAAAATTCCCAATACACAAAATTGTCATCTGGAAGCATTATTTTTCCAAACCAAGTAGCTTCAATGCCAGATTCGCCCGAATATAACTGTATAGTTACACCATCATCTTTACCATCAACATCTTCTTCTTGTGAAGATTGCTGTTCGCCATTAACCAAAGGAGTTTTCATAAATTTAACAAAAGGATAAACGTCCTTTTTAAATTTGTCCTCCCAAGTTTTTAACTCTGACTTTTGAACTGGAACTGATTCTGCCATTAATTATTTTTTTACTTTTGTTGTTTTGATTGGTTGAGCAATGTCCATAGCTTTTTCAGCTAAGTCATCAATTTTTTTAAGTATTTTTGACAACTCTTCGCCTTTAGTTGTATGAGTTAGACTTCTAGTTTCTAAATCCATTTGTAAATAATTGAAACGATATTTTTTCAATAAAGAAACAATTGATTTTAAAGACGCTGGCATAGAATCTTCTTTTTTCTGTTTTGGCTCTAAAGTTTCTTTTATCAAACCTTTTAATCCTTCTAAGTCTAATTTTTTCATATCTTATTTTATTTTTTTTAATTTATATATGCATTTAATTCATATTTTCCACTTTCCACTCCATAAACCTGAAAATGTAACATTTTCTTTTGTTCTTTTCCATCTTTTAATAAGTCTATAGAATATTTGTTTGTTTTGCCAGGAATTGGTTTTTTAGGACCAGCTGATACTTTATTAAACCAATCATTTTCATTTACTTCATACCCTTTCTTTTTTGCAAATTCTATAACTTCTGAACAAGCTTCTGAGAATGAGTTATGGTAAATTTTATATTCAATTCCTTTTGATTCATTTAAAGTTTCTTTTATCAAACCTTTTAATCCTTCTAAGTCTAATTTTTTCATGTTATGTTTATTTATAGATTCATTTATTTTTCTAAATATTACTTCATCAAAATCCTCTTCGTTTAATTCTTTAGAGGCTTGTTTTTTTTGTGTTTTAGACGGTTTTGACTTTTCAGATTTAACAACCTGATTTATTTCGTCCTCAATAAATTTTATAAGGTCTGCACGTTTCATTGTTTATTAAATTTGATTTGTCCAAGTACTTCTTCTTTCCCAAAAGAAGCGATACCAATTAACCAACATTTCTCTGACAATTTTTCTAACTTCTTTATCATCAGTAAATTTACTAGAAGACATTTCTTTAGAAATAATGTCTTTAATCAGCTCTTTTATTTCTGTTTTTGTTAAATTATTATTAGTTGCCACTTTTTTTAATATAAATAGTAAAAAAAATCAAATACCTGCAGCTTTTCTCATTTTATAAACTTCACCCAGAAACGTGTTTTGATTTTTTATTATTTTTTTTTCAAAATTTTCTATGAATTTGTTGTAATTTTCCAACAAAGTACTTTTTATATTTTTATCGTACAATCTATTTACATCATAATCATCAACGATATTCATGAATTTATTCATGAACTCATTTATGTTATAGTTTTCAAGAAAAATGGAGCCTAAGAATTCTTCATTTTTAAAAACATTATATTTTATGCTTTTGAAAACATTGGATGGTTTTTGTTCCGTTTCTAAAATGTAAGTATCTTTAAAAAATTCATTTTCAAAGAACAAAGTTATATCAAACTCTGGAAAGCTTTTTTCTATAGTTTCATTAACAAGACATTTTAAAACTTCCATTATTCCTTTATTTCTGTAAGTTTATATAACTTGCCATTGATTTTTACTTTATCTTTAGCAACTATTTCAGCCTTTTTAACTTTTTCTGATTCTACAAGGATTTCTTTACCAGACTTTGCTGCTTCAATAATAATTTGTTTAACTATTTTTTTTGCAACTTCTGTTGCTACTTGAGTAGCTTTTTCAACCACAAATTTTTCTATTCTTTCTTCTTGTACAGTCATTGTTTGAGCTGCAACAGAATTTTTTAAATATGGATTTTGTGAAAGATTTTTTGCTGGATATACTTGAGCACTTTTTTCTTCCATCATTTGTGGCTGCTCATATCTTTCATTCATAGACTGATTAGAATATTCTTTTTCGACAGTGCCTCCCCCAAAAAGCATATTTTCTATAGCGTAAGCCTCAGAAACATTACCCTCTGGCTTAAAGGATGCTACAGGAACGTGATGTTTTATTTGAAATCCTTTTTGTTTTGACACAGCTTGTTGAGCTGGTTCTTCTTTAAATTTTATACCTTCTGTTTTTTTTATAATTTCTTTAAAATCAGACTTTTTTGCGCCTCTTTTAATTTGTTCAAGTTTAAGAAGCATGTCTTTGTTTTTTACAACCTGAGTAGTTACTCCTTGCATGTCTGATGGGGTTGGTATCCCCATTTGTTCGAATCTTTGTTTTCTTTGTTCGTTCATAATTTTATTGTTTTATAAGCGTTATACTAGATATTTCCCAATCTGTTGTGAATTTTAACATGTCATTTTCTAAACTATCTTTAAACAACTTTATTTCACTTTCTAACATATCGGCTTTAATTGTTAAACATTTAGTAACTCTTCCGTGTTTTCTAAATTTTATATCTGGGTTTACATAGTTAAACATCATAGTTTTAAATTCTATATAGCTTTCTTGCTCTATTTCTTGATAGCTTACATTGTCCCCATAAAACTCTTCAAACTGATTTATATTACCCTTGTATTCTATGTCTATAAGAATTGTCTTTGTATTTTTACGCTCTTTCTTCATATATATATTTAAAAATTTGCACTTCTTTTAATTCCTCGTCCCAAAATGCATAAAATTTTGGATTTTGATTTTTTTCGGTGATAAAATATTTTTCTAATTCTGGTATAAGTTTGAATTTGTTTACTTTTCTTTGCAAGCTCTCTTTCATTCTTTTTATACTCTCATCTTTTGCTTTAATATTGGTCAAATCTTCTTTAGCCCCCTTTATATCTTTTTTAAGATAGTCGACTATTTCATCGTGAAACTCTTTTTGATTTTTCTTTATTTGTTCAAAATTATGCATATACCTTAAATTATTAAAAAAAACCCAAAAGTAAAATTTTAAAATAAATAGGAGATTAAAATTGATTTTTTTAAAAACTATTTATTCAAAAAAAACATGGAAGAAATTAAAGATACAAAAAAATGCAAATTAAGCAGCAGAGTATTGGTTGCTTATTTTGTTATATTGGTTTGGGTGGGCTTTGGTCTTTTCGGTGCTTTATATCAGCCTAAAGATGCAGCTGGACATGCTTTAGATAGAGTGAAATTTACTTCAATGGCGGTTTATTTTATTTCTTTAACTGGATTTGTTGGCTCATTTTTATATGGAAGCACAATAAAGCCAAAAGAAGACACAACACCAATATTTGTTAAAGGAAACACGGACAAGAGAGAAATAATAGTATATATTTCTATATTTTTATGGCTGATTTTGGGAATTGGAACCATTTTAAAAAACTTCTCTTTAGAAGAGGCGGCATCTTATTTTGCTGCTCTAACACCTTTTGTAGCTGGTTATATTTTAGGAGAAACAGCAAGACATTCTGGGGATGCAGTAGACAGTATCACAAACACTATTAATAATGCAACTAATACAGTTGCCTCAGCTTTAGACGCAGAAATAAAAAAACCTTAAAATGCAATTAAATCATTACAAAACAAAGGATATTTTAAACCAGGCAACAAATAAAGATGATGCAGCAAAAATGATTATTGGACTGAAAAATGTCAATCTCAATTTATCAGATATTATGTCTATATATGAATCGGGACTAAAAAATTCTCATGAAATTTCTAAGGCTATTATTGATGCAAAAAAAAGCTCTTTAAAGCCAGCAGATTTGGTTGCAATGAGTCATTATGATAAAAATCACAAAGATTTAAAATTGGAACTGTCAAAATATGTAAACGAAGAAGAAATTAATAAAAATATAAAAAATTGGTCTGCAGAAGATGCAAAAATTGGTTTAAGAGAAAGTATAAGAAAAATAATAAATGAAATTTTTATCAGAAACATATAAAAGAAGAATAAAAGAATTGGCTGGTATTTTGTCAGAAGCAGGCTCTACGTCCGAAGCAGATAGACAAAAAGCCTTTGCTAAAACAAACGAAAGGGTTCCATATAAAAAAGACCTTATGATTTATGCTATAAAAAATGGTCTTGAAATAGGACTTCTTTTTAAAACAAAAAATGATAAGGATACTATGCCCATAGCAAAATATAGAACTCTTCAACCATTAGCTTTGGGAACTAATAAAAAAGGAAATGAATGTGTAGTTGGTTATCATAAAATAGGACAGTCAGAATCTGAGGCTAGAAAAACTAAAAGAAGAAGCGCTGAAGCTAAAGATGTGTGGAGACTTTTTAAGACCAAAAATATTTTGTCTATGTGGATTACTGGAGAGAAGTTTGAAAAGGCTCCAGAAGGCTTTAAAGGGTCTTCAGATTCAAGAATGTCTAATGTAGAGGTGTACTTCAAACCTTTAGAGGCTAAAAGATTACAAAAACAATCTGATTTAGAACAAAAACAAAAAGAAGAGCAAAAAAATAAAATGCTTGGAAAAGACTTGCCAATAAAAAAATAAAAAAAATTAACTATTTATAAAAAAAATAAAAAATATGAAAATAACATTATCTGAAGTAAAGCAAATCATAAAAGAAGAAGTTAATAGATTTAAAAAAATCCAACTATTGGAATCTAAAAAGAAAAGCATTGAAAAAGAGCTCAACGAATTCCTAAAAGAAATGGAAGAAGAAGATGAGTGCTGGACAGGAATTAAAGAAGAGGGAATGAGCGATTCTTTAACAAACAAAAGAGGAAAGAATGCAAAACCAAATGTTAAGTATTTAGAAAATGCAGAAGAAGAGATGGAAGAAAGCATTTCAACTTCATTAGCTAATCGTCAAGGTCAAAATGAAAAACCTGAAACTCCGCACAAAAAAGTTAGATACGGTTTAAAAAAATAAAACAAAAAAGGCTACCAGAAACGGTAGCCTTTTTTTATTTTGTATTGAATTCAGTATGCCATCTTATTTCACCGTTTTCCTCAAATTCATGTCTCGACACTTGAACTTCATTTTCTACAACATCCTTTATATCTGATAAATGCGTTATAACAAAAACATTTTTATACTTAGCTTTAAGATAGTCTAATACATCAACTATGCTTTGTTTTTTTTCTGCATCTAGCGTATCAAAACCTTCGTCTATAGCACAAAAAGAGGGTTTTGTTAGACAGCTTGAAAAGTGAAGAGCGTCCCTAATTGCCACTGTTGCAATAAATTTTTGAGAGCCAGAACCCATTGATAAAGAAAGTTTATCACTCATGTCTTGATTGTAATAAAAATGTTCTTTTATGTCGCCATTTTCTTTAATGCTTAATTCCACTTTAAAATTTGCTATCTTGCCAACTATACTATTTATTTTAGAATTTATAATAGGTATTTTCTTCCTTATTATGTGAGAAGGAATTCCATCTCTATGAACAGCCTGTAAATAAATAGAATACTTTTTGTAGTCTCTCTCTGCTTTGTCTATTGATTCAATTTTATTTTTTAGAGATTCGAGCGTATTTGAGTCAACCCTAATATTTGCTGTCAAATCTCTAATCTCTTTTTCTATGTTGTAAACATTTAACTGATAATTTTTAACGAGCTCTTTTAGATTCATAACTTCTTCCTCATAAACCTTATTATTCTCTAAAACAGATTTATTATCTATAAGTATTTGTTTTTTAGACTTTAAATCATCTATACTTCTTTCTTCGTTTAAAACTTGAGCATAAAGATTTTGCAATTCTTTATTTTTTAAATCAACTTGATTATTGTGAATCACTATCTCGTTTATTTTGTCACTTAAATCAAATTTTTCCTTTAAAGATTCAAGCTCTTGCTTAATGGAAGCTAAATCATTTTTTAAAGAGTTTAGATTATTTACCTGAGCATCAAATGTATTGTTGTGCTTCACTATGCTTTTGCCTTCTGCAATTTTTTCATTTATGGCTTCAACCAACTCCTTACCCTTTATGATTCTTTCAGCACACTGTTTTTCAAGTTCTGGGTCTGCTTTTTGCACTTCACCGTTGCAAGTCGGACACTTTTTCCCCTTTGCAATCTCGTGTTTATTTTTAAGCTCTTTTAAGGCATCAAGATAGCTTTGCCTTTTTTCTTCAAGAAAATTAGTATCAACCTCTTCTTTTTTAGGATTATTTTTAATCCAGTAATCAATATTAGTATAATTATTTTTTTTGTTTTGAAAACTGTCTTGATTTTGTTTTATTTTTGTTTGTAAAGAATTTTTATCATACTCTCTTGGATTATCTACAGGAACGTCTTTTTTTAGGTTTTCACCAACCCATAATTTTAGTTCAGAAATTTTTGAATTTTTTATATCAAGACCATTTATCAAAGAAGATATTTTTGAATCAATTTTCTCCTCTGTCATGTTGACAACATTTTTTACAAGAGTTATTTTTTTTGACACCTCAAAAATATCTTGATTAATTTTATTTATTTCGTTTTGGTTACTTATCTTATAACTTTCTTCAATAGACAACTTTTCACTTTCTTGAGTAATTTTATTTTCTAAATCAGATATTTGAACTTTCAAAGTTTCAACATCCCCAAGGTGTTTTTGTATTGCTTTTATTTCTTTAAAACGATTATTAGCTAAATCATATCTATATCTGAAAATTTCAAGACCAAGATATTTATTTATTAAATCATTTTTGGGCTGTTGAGCAAGACCGAGATAATCATTTTTACCGCCTTGAGCCTGCAGACACACTTTGGTAAAATCGTCAAACGTTCCAAGAATTTCTTCAATCAATTGTTTAGATTGAATTTTTTCAGTAGCCCCTATTTCCTTCTCCATATCTTTCCACTCTTCCCCTTCTAAATACTGAAATTTAACATCGAAAGAACAACTTATTTTATCGCTTTTTTTCGATTTGTTTACTTTTATTTCACGATAAATTCTATAAGGATTTTTGTCTATTGTCAGATATAAATCTCCATATGCCATATTTGATTCAGTGTATAAGTTTACGGCATCATAACTTTCTCCATCCCCTAAAATTTTTCCATATAAAGTCCAAACCAAAGCCCTGACGATATTTGATTTACCGCTATAATTATTTCCAAAAATACCAGTTATTCCGTTAAGTTTATCAAAATCTATTATAGTTGGAGTGTCTTGGAAAGAAAACAGATTTTGTATTTCTAATCTGTTCAAATACCAATCCACCGTCTTTATTTTTTTATTTCCCGCATTTAATTCCTTATCAATATCTCTTGATAACTGAATTACATCTTCTTTTAAATCAAAACCGTTCTCATTCATAAAATTAGTCAGCAAATCTTCAAAATCTTCATATATTTGGGACTCATCTATTTCTTCAATTTCACCAGTTTCTTTATTTTGCTTTATAAACTCGCAATCTAAAGTAACGCTTTCACAGCCATGCTCTTTTTTAATCATGGAAATAATTTGCCTTTCTTTTTCTGCAGAATACTCTTCTTCTTTTTCTTGATATTCTATTAAAACCTTAGTCTTTGTTTTGTCTGCCGAAAAATACAAGTCTTTTAATCTTTTTTCAAGATTTTCACCATATTTAATTTTAAGTTTGCAATATCCATAATTGTTTGGAACAATAATTCTTTCCGATGTAAAAGTTTCAAGATTCCAAATAAGGAAACCATGATTTATTTCTTCTCCAAAATGCTGTTGCAAAACAGACCCTGGGTAGGCTGCAGAATATTTCTCTTTTGTTACAACTTTACCACTTTCTACCGTTATATGTTTTCTTTTGAAAGTTTGACATTTGTGTATATCTCCCAACATAACAATATCAAAATTTGCAAAATCTGTTATTTTTACAAGGTCTTCTCTTTTATTTTCTAAACCATTATCCATTTTACATCCAAAAACTGGATTGTGATAGAGAGCTATGTATTTTTTACCATTTTCCTTCTCATTTAATTGTAGCATTTCATTATCCCACATAGAATAAACTCCATAAATTAAATCATCTTCAACATTGTAAAAATTTGTATCTTTATAAAAGTAAACGCCATAATATTCTCCAGATTTATATGAACGATTATAGCTTTTTGTATTTTCTTTTGTTACAATTATACCATTGCTTAAAAGCTCAACTAAAGGCTCTACTGTATTTCCCTGGATTCTTATTTTTTCATTCATATCATGATTTCCCAAAATAATATCAACTGGAGCTATCTTAGAAAGCTCTTTTAAAAACCAGCCTGCTAAAGAAGTAGATTTTGGAGACATGTTTATTTTTATATGAAACAAGTCGCCAGAAATAACCACTCTTCTCGGAGACAGCGCTTTAACTTTGTCTATCGTATTACTGAGAACTTCCTTATATTCTTCAAACCTTGAATTTAAACGAATATGTATATCACTCAAATGTACTACTAAATTTTTATTCATATTAATTTTTTAAAGATTTTTTTATTAACTCCCATTCTTTTTGCAATTCTTCTTTGCTAATATCAACATGCTCACAAGCCTCATTTTCTTTAATAAGCATTTTTAATTCTATTTGCGCTTTAAGGTCTATTTTTTTTATTTTCGATAAAGTTTCAATAACCCCCGACTTTCCATACATTTCAAAAACTTCAGCCAAGTCATTTTTTATAGGACACCAATAAACATCTATATTAAAACCGTTAAGTATATAATAAATATACAAAACGTCTGATGCAGCATCTTCATCAAGACATAAAACAACTGGCGTTTTATGTTTTATTATCTTATTTAATAATACCGAATTTATTTTTTTACCTAACAGGGGAACAGAGTTATATATTGGAAACATATCAAAAACACCCTCAACTAGAAAAATAGGAACGTTAAAAGATACATTTTGTTCGTTAAAAATTATTTCAGACTTTTTTACTATTGAAGCATCTGGCTTCATATAGCTAGGTTTTATATTTGGATAAAAAGAACGTGCATCAAAATAATTTAAACTGCCTCCTTTATCAAAGGATGGAACTACAACTCTAAATCTACATTTCCCTTCAGTTGTAAAGCCAAGCTTATATTTTTTAATTTCTACCGTTCCAATCCCTCTTTTTTCTAGGTAATTTAACGCATTTTGTTTATGAAAACTATTTGGGGCTTTATCTAAATATTGAAAACTATCTGGAAAATTTACTTCTTTTTTTATATCAGATATTTCCTCTATTTTAATCTCTTTTTTTATATCTTTGATTACAGAAGAAAGGATTTCATAATCATCTTTTGAACCATGATTTTTTAAAAGTTTAGAAATGTGACCTTTATAACCACACTTCCAACAGTTAAACATCTGTTTATCAACGTTATAGTTAAGATTGTATTTATCAATGTCGTTACTGCATTTTTTTGAAATACAATTGAATTCGTATTCAACAAGCCCCTCTCTTTTTTTCTTGGGCTCATCAAATACCTTTTCCAGGAAGGTTAACACAATTTCTTTCGCAAAATCCATATTCTGCAAAAGTAACTAAATTTTTGTTATAAAAAAAATTATACCTTAGATTTTTTTAAATATTGCAAATGAGCTTTCCCAGCGGTATAGGCATCAGACATGTCAAAATTTTCTTTTATTAATTGTGCAGTTCTTTTTGAATATATCCAATTTATTTGTGGTTCTGCCTCAACAACTTTTTCCCAAACTTTAAGCTTTTTATTAGCTTCTTTCTGAGGTAGTTTAAGCGTTGGAAAAGCTAATTTTCTTGCTGTTTGTACATTATAATAGACAGGTTCAACCTCATAAGTTTTATAACACCAAAGACTTATTATAGCGTTCATTTGAGTTAATTTTTGTATAGTATCTGCATTTGTAAATTTCCCCTTGAATGCTTTAAGAGGTTCTTCTATAGCGATTTCTTTAATTAAAAATTTATGAAATTCATTTTCTTCCATAAAAGAAACAAATTCATCATATTTTTTAAATATACCATCTTCTTTTAATTTTATGTAATTTAAACTCATTAAACTACCATCTTCATTAAATATTGAAATGCCAATACAACTACTAGAAATATCCAAACCTAAAATCATATTTTTTTTAATTTAAAATAGTTTTTTTCAAAAAAATGTAAATAAAAAACCCCCGCTAATTACTCAGCGAGGGTAAACTTCGGGAGAAAGTTTATTTAAAATTCTATGTTAACGTTAAAAGTAACAACTGATGTGTAATCTTTTTCAACTGGTTCACTTGTTTTTGCAATCGCAATTAATTCGTTCTCCTCATTATACAATCCTAATTCACTTATATAAACAGGGTCAAAATTAATATATCCAGTTTCTTCATTTAGATTCACAATTGCATCTGCATAATTCCACGTATGATTATTTGAAATGTAAAACTCTCTAGGTAGACCAATACAAACTGCAGTCGTTTTTAACATTGTATTAATATCTTTAAAAGTTAAAGAAGAAATGGGAGCGCCTTCTGGCGGGCCATTTGGTTCTAAAGAAACCATAGCATTAGTTTCTCCTGTAAAATATATATTTTTTAAAGTTTGAACTGATAGGTCTGTAGGATGTACACCATCTTGAGTATAACCAGAATACCAAGGAAAATTAGATGTTATTGCTGTGTGCGTTAATACTAAAAATCCTTCATCTAAAACAGCGAAACCAACTGGGACATCATAATTATATCCTGCTCTATTATCAGGATAGTTTGTTGGAACACTTACTGAATAATGACCAGTTCTTTTATCTGTATTATAAAAATCTTGAACTTCTTTATACATTACTGCTGAAGGTCTATTTTGATAATTATTTTCAGTTCCATATCCCCAAGTTGTACTAGATGAATTATCAATAACTTCTCCAATATCAGACCTAGTAAATCCTGTATAAGGTTTATTTATAGCGTCAGCAAACAAAAAGGCAATGTTATCTCCAACAAGAGGACTGCTTTCATGTTTTAATATATTATCGCCTGTATAAGTGCTTGAATAAATAGTTATTGCACTCATGTTAATTTGAGAATCACTTGCGCTTATTTGTGGACATGTAAAAGTTATTGTTCTGCCATCAATTAATTCAGAATAATATACTGGCGGTATTGGTATTACAATAATTTCATCAACATTTAATTGTTGAAGTTCTGGATATGTTTTAGACAAAGTAGTTCCCGTCCCAAAATAACTTGAACTATATGGTAAGTTAAAACTAACAAAATAGTTGCCTCCATAATCAAGGTCTTCTTTTCTAGAAGCTAGATAATATCTCAGTTCTTGCTTTTCTATTCCTTTAAGAGTTGACAGTTCTTGTTGAACTGATACTACCGAATCTATTTCTTTTAAAAATTTGCTATCTACTGACATTTGTTTATTTTTTTATATTGTTAAGCTTGTTCTTGTTAAATTTACTGTTGAAAATCCAGTCTGAGCCTTGGCGCTTGGCGGATAACTTAAAATTAAGTTTATAAATCCAAGATTTCCGAATTGATAAACATTAGAAGGGGAACCTTGAAATTCAAAAGTTATAGTTTTATTTCTTGGCAAGTTAGAAGCGATAGGCACGGAATTTCCACTTTTATCTTTATCAATAAACTGAATTATTGCCGATTGTAAATCTGTTGTCATTTGTGGAACTAAATTCCAAAGAACCACATTTACATTCGGTGTTGTTGTAGTGCCTGCGTTTAATGCTGATGCAGGAGCTGTCGGGCCTAAATATTGAGTTGGAACCAATTCAATAAAATTTGTCTCAACACCTCTTTGTGCTATATTTAAATTTAAAAGTTTTGTTGTTGTTGCCATGTTATTTATATTTTTTAACTTATTGTTATGTTTTGAAGATTAACTCCAGTTGCATTAAGAATTCCGTTTCCAGTTGTTGTTGTGGGTTTGAAAGTTTTTGTATACGTTTCAACAATGCTTCCTGTTGCATATGTTCCTTGCTCAAATTGAATTGTTAATTTATTATAATTTGCTCCTGCTTGTGGATAAAAAATTCTCATTCTATATCCAGATTGAGTTGGAGTGGCATCTCTAAGAGGAATTATCAACTCTCCGTTTACTAATTGGTTAGGGCCGTAATTCGTAGGAGTTACAGAATATAGACCATCTTGTGTATTTTGTCCGTTTATAAAAGTTAACATTTGAACTGTGTAAACTGTTGGAATAGTTGAAATAGGCTTGCTAAAATCAACTCTAACTTCAGGAACACTTGTGCTATATTGAAAAGATGTTATTTGACTTGCAAAAGCAGCATCTTGAGGAGAAATTAAATTTGTCAAATATCTTCCTTTGGCTGCTTTTAAAGCGGTTTCGTTTGCACCGCTTATATCAGGCACTGTTCCTCCAGAAAGTAGATGAGCTATTCTATAATTTGTATCTGAATCACTCAAAGAGAATTGAGTAACCAAAAATCTATCTAATTTCGTGCCGTCTGGACGAGTAGTAAATCTTGGCTTTGTTGAATTTCCAAATAAATACTGACGAGCTATCTCTGTTAAGTAGGCTTCAGCGTAAATTGTTGTTGATGAAGGTATAAATCCCATATTTTATTTTTTTTTTATAAATAGTTAAAAATCTAATTCTAATTGAAACACGAGATACCTCCCACTGTTTTTCTTTATTGGATAAGTTGGTTTTCCAACAGCGACAACGTTATTAGTACTATCCAAGATACTAACTTCTGTTATGTAGGTATTATCATCAATAAGCGCATTATAAGATGTGTTTGTTGAGTCGTTTAATGTTGAGTTTGAAGCTGTTGCAGTTATTAAAGTTTTATAAGTTGTAGATAAAATTGTACACTGAACATTTCCACAGAAAAATGTTTCGTTTCCAAAAGTTAATCCAGAAGCTCCGTTAAAATCTGTGTTTCCTGTAAAAATACTTGGTAAAGTATAAGTAGTGCCTGATAAATAATCCTGTTGACTTATTATAAAATTATAATTTGATAATTTTGAAGGGTCTATTGTTAAGTCTGTTGTATCTCCTGTATAAATACCATTACCAACTCCATTAGAAACTAAAACCCATCCATTTGCGGGAACATTGCCAATATTATAAGTATAACCAGATTGTTGTTGATTTACAAGTATTTGAATGCTATTTGCATTCCATCCAGTTCCAGAAAATGTTGTCGCACTCATATTTATAGAATTCCTAAGAAATGGAAATGAGTTTGAGGGGAAATTTAAAGATAAAAATTGCGGATTTCCATTTACATCCACTTGCCCATTTATTTCTTGAATATATCCGCAATGTAAACCATTTCCAAAACCATAACTCACATTTGGAGAATAAGGAAGTGATTGTGCAAGATAGGTAACATAATAAGAATATCCTGATTGGCATAACCCAGTAGCTTGTGAAGAAGTTAAAGGATATTTGGGGCTTCCAACTAAGCTTAAATTAAAAGGAGGCAAAGTCCAGTTTCTATTTGCTTTATAAGACAAGGCATTCAATAGCTCTTGGTCTGTAATAACCATTATTTTTAATTTATGATATACTCTACCAACTATTAAAGAAGAAGAAGAAACTCCATCTTTTAAATATCTGTAAGTAGTACCTGCAACATCATCTGTAATTGTTGCACCATCTACATCATATAAAGTAACGCCTTGTGCTAAAACTTGTCCGTTATCTCCTCCAGTATTCCACCACATTACACTAGGAATATCAACTTTAACTGATTTTTCCAATAATTGTTCTGCATATGTATTTCCAGTAAAATTATTTGTATAGTGTAAAATTCCTAAAGAAGGAGTTTCTGCTGAAAATCCTAAATATTTTTTTGTTCCATTATATTCTATGGAACCATAAGATGTGTATCCGCTAATTCCTGTTGTTGTACCTGGGATAGAAAATGTTTTAACTATATTAAAATTCCATAATTGTGGGTCAACAGTTGTTCCGCTTCCATAAAATTGCTCAATTGGTTTAGAAGAATAAAAAGCAGCATAGGTACTTTGTCCAGAAGATGATGTAAAAACACCACTATAATTTGGAATATCTCTATCTAAAATATATTGGTGTGGAGCAGTGTAAGAAGAAACAACTCTATAAAATAAATAATTAAGAGGGTTTCCTGATAATTCTGCAATTGGCTGGTTGTAATCTAAACTTGTTGGATAATTTGGACTTGCCCAAGGAATTCTAACAAAATCTCCTATATTTGGATTTGTTAATCCAGAAAAAGTAATTATATTTCCACCGTTTGTATTTGCAGAATAATAAACAACATCAACTCCTGTAATTTTTGTTGAGTCCAAATAATAATTATTTGTACTTCCTGAGAAAAATCCTATATTTTCTGTAGATGCCGTTGCAAACTGTCTTGCAGAAGTGACAAATTTTGATTGTAATGTAAAAAGAGAGGTTCCATCAAAATTAGTAGATAGTGTCGGTTGTTTATCAACTGGGGATAAAATTCTATTATTTAAAATGTCATAAGAACCTGTTCTATCAATAGAATAGTTCACCTCTCTATCAGAGAGAGCGTAATATGAAAAATTTAATTGACCCAAAGAAAGTTGTCTTCTTCCGTAGTCAGTTAATTTTATATTCAAGAAAGATTGCGGCTCCGATAAGTTATAACCCATTATTTTTTACTTTTAAATTAAAATCTTTTTATTTTAAAGTAAATATATACCGAAAAAAAATTTTAAATCAATCTATTTAAATAAAAAAAGTGGCTACAATTTTAAATACTGCAAATACCATATCTGTTTCTATTACGCCTGGTGAAGATATACTAAGACCTAATACCAGCGCTAATAGTATTTTTACATTTGGTGATTATAGCATTCAAGAGCCAATTACAAATGCTATTGTTGATATAGATTCTTACAAATATTCCACAAAAGGAGTTTCAAATTTTAATTCTTTAAGTTATGGAGGGTATAACATTAATAAAGTTTTACAAGTTCAATCTAATGAAATTAACTTTAATCCTGCTCAACCAACGTCTTATGCCTACTTTTCATCTTTTTATACAAAAATTGCTACAGCGATAAATTCAATTACTGCTGACTATCCATATGCAATTTTATCTAAAAAATTTAATATAGGAAATAATATCACAAACATTTCTTATGATAATTTCTTTGACAGAACGACTTTATATATAGACGAGTTAAGTTTAATTAATCAAGGAAACGTATTATACAAATCTGGAACGACCAATTCTAGAAATGTTTTTTACGATTATTCCAAATTTTCTTTACAAGTAAGCGGGTGCAAAGATATTTTCCCTATTTCAAGTTATAATTACGATTCTGTTTCTCAAAAATTATATTTTCAAGTACCAGGCAGAGTTTTTACAGGAAATTCAACCAGCAATAACGTTAGTATATATATAAGACCATCTATTCAAGATTTAGCTCAATTTGATAATACAATTAGTCAGTTAGAATATCAATTATTGTATGTTGGTCAATTTTATGTTCCTGACAATAATACAAACGATTTAGTTTTAAAAACTTATTTATGGCCTAAAACCATAGATGGATTTAATCCAGATTCTTATGGGGGATATTTTGATAATTTTGTAGAATCAATAACGAGCGATTCTAATCAAGTAGATAATGAAAAAACAAACATATTTTTAAGAGCAATTGTTCCAGATAACTTGGTTGATTTGGATTCAGAAACTCATATATTTAAAAAATTAATGTATGTTTATGCAGACGAATTTGATAAAATAAAAAAATTTATTGACGTTATTACATATGCACACAGTATAGATTATAATAGAGAAGAATCTGTTCCAAACGTATTTTTACAGAGATTGTCTAATTTGTTGGGAGCAAAATTAACAGACTCTTTTTCAAACACAGAATTTTTTAAATATATAGCTGGAGCTGCAGATTCAAGCGGATATACATACAGAGAGTATAATTTGGATTTATGGACTAAAATATTGGTAAACATAAATCATTTATATAAAAGAAAAGGTACTCGTGACGCAATAATGTTTATGTTTAAATTGCTCGGAGCGCCAGATTGTTTGATAAGATTTGATGAGTTTGTTTATAAAGTGACGGGCGAAAACTTTGCAATCAATTCAATAAGCGGAACAACTCAACTGTCTGCGTCTGTCGGAAGCGATGGTTATCCAAATATAAATGGAAATCCAAATGTTTTTCAAGCTGGCGGAATGGGAAGGGGAAATGGACAACAGTTTATTGATTTTTATGAAAATGCTTACACATTACAAAAAACAGTAGATAATTTTAAAGTTTATACTGGAATGACATCAATTTCCAGCACAACAATGTCTACAACAAGAGATATAATAAACTCAAAAGAAGTTGACATATTTTTAGATGCGGCTCAGCTTATAGAATGTGATGTAAAAAATTGGTATTCATTAGGTTATGGATTTTGGAATTGGGGCTCAACTGGTACTTGCGTATCTCCTTATAGTGTGCTTCCTTTTTCTTCTTTAACGGTTCCTTTCGAATATACTTTAGATGAAGGAACTTGTTCAAATTTAATACCTAGCAATATTACTGCTATGACAATTTCTGAGTATGTTGATTATATTTATGCCACTTTTGTAGACCCGAGAAATAGAAAAGTTGCAAAATTCTATGATTATACAACATCTGTATATCCTAATTTGAAAAAAATATACATGAACTACATGCTTTGGACAGGTGGATTCCCAAGCAATAGACTTGTAATGAAAGAACTTGAGGGAATGTTGGAAATAATTGAAAAAGGATTTATGACTTTTGGTCAGCAGTTTATTCCAAGCACAACAATAACAAACGGCCCTGCTACGGTTTACAGAAATACAGTTTTTAATAGACAAAAATTTGTTTACAAGCCAGGTATAAATGATGGTTCAGAGTTTAAGAAAAAACTTCCTCCAGAAGTTGACCCAAATATTATAACTCAAGTAATAACAACACAGGTAAATAATATTATTAAAGAAGAAGTTATTACTCAAGAAATAACAGCAAAAGTTAATGATGTGTTTGCACCACAGGTAATAACCAATACTTTTTCAACACAAGTTGTACCAGCTTTATTGGCTCCAGCATTAACATCATCTGTTTCTGCTGCAATTTTACAACCCAGCACAAATACATTAAGCTTGTATTCTAATCCAGCAACAACAACAATAATGTTTCCAATACAATAAATTATAAATAAAAAAATGATAGTTAACGATATAATAACGCAAAAAACAGTTGGTGATAGCGAAACAGCTTCTCAATATTTATATGAGAACGCTATTATACCAAGAATTTATCCAAATTCTAATATAAATTCTTATCACATACCAACATTTAATCCAAGCGGAGCTTCTTTTGACTACTATGGACAAAATATTGATGCTATTTCTACAAACCTAAACAATGAAAAAGTTGTGAGATTTAATTGGTTGAATGGAACAGAATCTTTATCTGGAACAAATTTGTGGAGACAAGATATTTATGAAGTTCCTTTCGGGGATTACAATTCTTTTTTACAATCAACAGGAAGTACTCAAACAACTCTTTTAAACAAAATAAATGGATACTTAACCACTCCTTTGGTTACACTTGACATTACCGCTTCAACAATAACAGTTAGCTCTTATTATGATTATGCACTCCCATCTGTAATTAAACCCTTAAACAATTTTGCGAGACAATTGTTTAACGACAAATCTCAGTATTTTATTGATTCAAAACTTATTTTTAACAGAAATATTGACAACACAATAGGAGATTTTATTTATCCTACACATTTTAATGGAACAACAATTACTCCACCAATAGACATTACAAATAAATATGTAAGCCTAGATTCTGATGGCTTAGTTCAAGGTATAACAGCGTCAACTTTGGGGCAATTTCAACAAGTTATATCTGATGGTAGACCAAGCAAAATAATCCGAGGAGTAAACAATCTTGTCACAGGACAAACAGTGAATGGAGCCTATTTCGTTTATTTTACCGTCCCAAAAAAACCAGACATTGATGTTTTAAACGGGCAACCATCTGTTTTTGGAACATTAAATACATTTTCTCCTATTTTTAACTTTAACACTGTTGATGATGGAGATTATTATAGACTTCAGGTAAATTATAATATTAATGATGTTTCATTTAGCGGAACTCAAAAAGCTTTATTTTACATAAATCAACAACCAGGAGACGCAAACTTTATAAGAACATATTCAACCCCACTAACTCCCGCTGCACCATTTATTTATAGAATTGGAAATACAAAAGAAATAATAAATATATTTGGAGTTAAACAAAACGTTACAACTTGGGGAAGAATTGCATCAGCAATAACTGCAAATGATGGAAACTTTAATGTTTCAGGCTATGTTTATCAAACTTATTATTCAGCTTATGACCCAGTTGACCCTATGCTAGGAGGAATTCCAGTTATTTCTGGTGCTACAGTAAAGTTTTATGTAGTTTCAAACACATCTGCAGTAGACCTTGGAGCAGACGTTCCTGTAGTAAGCTCAATATTAGGAGAAATAACACAAGGTTTAAATGGAGGCGTTGGTTCTATTTTCACCGCAGTTACAGACGTAAACGGATATTACGAAGTTCCACATGTGCCAGGAGGATATATAAATGTAACCGTAACCTCTCCTTTGTCATATTTGAGCAATCCAATTTTTAGTAGCACAACACAAATTGCAAACATTAACCAAGACATTGGCAAGAATTTTAACCTGACTATATTTTGGGGCTTTACAGGACTTACGTTTCAGGAATTCGAAAATTATCCGTTCATTTAATTTTAGATACTATTTAAAGTTATGAGTACATATTTAAGTGCATATACAATAAATCTTTCAGACACTGTAGAAACGGGTAGAACCAAAATAGATTATTTTGTTTCTGGCGACACGTCTCCTTTTGGTTTTTGGTCTGGAGACACGTTAGACCAAAGATATTTGTCTATTTTTAGAAATATAACAAATCCAAATTATGGCTCAAACTATATTAACTATGACACTTCTTTAACTTCTGGCTCCTCTACAAATAATTTTATTGCTAACGGTTATTCTAATATTATAAACACAATAGGTTCTGTTATTGATGACAATGGTTCATTTAATACAGTTTCTGGATTTTTTAATTATGTGAATGGAATAAACTCTAATACGAATATTGTTGTGGGTTCTGGAAACACAATAAATCCTGGAAGTTTTAATTTTATAAATGGAATAAATAATTCTTTATATGCTAACAGCGTTCTTCATTATAATCCAAGCCTTCTTAGTTTAACAAATAACTTAATAATTTCTTCAGAATATTCTATTTTAAGTACTAATCATACAGAATTTGGCAACATTACACTATCATCTTACAATTCTTATTTAAACAAAATTGAAAATTCAAATAATAATATATACGATGAAAACAATTTTATTTCGGGTTTAAATAATAATATATATTCTTCTATTAATATGCCTGAAACTTATGGAAATATTTTTTCTTATATAGGAAATGGAAACAATAATTTTATAATAAAAGACGGTGTTTATTCTGGTAATGGCGATGATTTTAATGAAATTATAAATGGAGAAAACAATATTATAAACATAGACTATGATTCTAATATTGATTATGTTAATTTGTTTGGAAGCAATTTAACAGCAGTTTCAAATAACTATAGCCATTTTCAAAATTTATATGTAGACGAAACTTTAATGGTGGAAAATTATATTTCCTATGGAGTTCTTGGAAACCCTGATGAATATTTAGACAAAAACTATTCATACCATTTTGTTTATTTAGGCACTAATAATAAAACTATACATTTTCCGATACCAGATAACGATTTACAATTTTTAATCTTGAATTTAAAAAATACTAGTTTAGGAGGTTCGTATAATGCCACCTTTTCTGGAAGTATTTCTTGTAAATATGGTTCAGTTGGAAGATATACAACTCAATTATCACCAAATGAAAATGTATCATATTTTTTCATATGGACAAGCACAATAAATAAGTGGGTGATGTTTTTTTGTGACTCAACTTCTAACTTTTAAAACAAAAAATAATGTTTCAATATATATACACAGGAGATAGTATAGACCAGGGAAGAGTAAAAATAAACAATCTTCTTTTTACTGGTTTTACAAATGGTTATTGGGATTCTTTAAACTCAGGTTCTACTGGTTTTTCTTTACAATTTTCTGCAACAAATTCTTCATACACTTATAACAATGTTGATACATCTTCTAACTCTAACAACATATTTTTGGGAACTGGGAATACAATAATTGGGAGTGGAGGATATAATTTTATACAAGGAAAAAATAACACTTTAAAAAATTTAAATTTTTCTTATGTTCAAGGTCAAGAAATTGGATTAACTGGACTAACAAATAGTTTTGTATCTGGAAATAATGTTTTATTATATGGAGGAAACAACATAAGCATATTGGCAAGCCCTGGAATTTCTACAAATACTCAACTAACTAATTTAAACTTTGTTAGTTTTTTAGGTAGTCCAGGAAATACGCTTTCTTCGTTAAATTATGTTAATTTTTTAGTTTCAATAAACTCTATTGCAAATATTATAAGTGGAAATTCAAATTATTCATCTTTTGTAAACGGAACAAATAACACAATTTCTGGAAACACTAAGCATTTAACAGTTTTTGGCTCGAATAATATTGTTGGATATAATCAAAATAGCACAAACAAAACTTATCAGGATATACACATCTTTGGTAACGGATTAATGCCTTTATTTTCTTCAGACACAATATCTCCTTTAAGCGGAACTTATATAAATGATTTATGTATAGAAAAAGAATTAACTCTAAATCATGATTCACAAATTATTGGAAATGGGACGTACCCTGTGCCTTCTGGATATGTATACCCAAATCCTAATCCTAATATATTATTTGATAAAAAAAATGTTGCTATATTATCAACAGCAAGAGGTAGTGGAGAACCAAACTTTCCCTCAACTGCCACAGTAAATTTACCTGCAAACCAAAGTACATCTGGATTATTCTTTGCCACATATAGAAATACAGCCAATTGCATAAGTTCTTTAAGTGGAGACCCTGCTTATTTTATAGATAAATATAATGGAGTTAATAATAATAGATGGGATATTCCTTCAAATCATTTAAGCGCAAACACAGTTTTTATGACTTATATACCTTCACCAATTAATAAATACTTAAAAATTAAAGGATAAAATGGATTATATATTTTCAACAGACACAACTCTTACTGCAATAAATAAAATAAATAACAGAATTACTGGTATAACTTATGATGATGCTTTGTTATTTTGGATTCCAATTACATCTTCAACGTCTGGAGCGAGTATTTCAAAAAGAGACCCAAAATATCCAAACAATGTTCAAATGGGAGGAGCGGGAAACCAAGGATATAATTTTGTTGCTGGGGGTGGTAATAAAATTAATACCACAAACTCTTTTTTTAATACAATTTTTGCTGGAACAGGTCATACAATAGATGATATAAATAATACAATTTTTGCAGGTCAAAATAATAGTATTTTAAATAATTTTTTATCTGGAAATACTAACTCTTCTATATTAGGCGGAATAAAAAATACAATGAATGGCTTAAATAATACATTTTTATATTCTACTATATTAAACGGAAGCGGTAATACAATTTTTAAAAACGTAATAAGCAATAACTCTAATTATTTATATAATAGAAACACAATTATAAATGGAATTAAAAATACAATTAGTGGAATAACTGGATTGTCTTGGATTGGTAATGGTACTGGAAATACAATTTCAACAACAAACACACAAAACTCATTAGGAAATTACATATTAAATGGACATGACAACAACATAACAAACACATCAACAAATTATGGATATAACACTATAATTGGAGGCTCAAATAATGAAATAAACGATTTAAATAATTCAATAGTAATTGGCAGCAATTTAACGGCATTAAATAGCGATACAACACACGTAAATAGAATGTTTTTTGATAAAAAAATATTTGTAAACAGTGCTACCTATTCTGGAGTTAGCTCCTCAAACACAACCATTTATTTTGATGGAATAAATTATTGGTTTAATTTTAATCATAATAATAATTTAATTGGAATAATTAAAAATCAAACTAACGCACCTTTATTTATAAATTTAAAAAATGGAAATTATATAGGTCAAACTTTATATTTAATATCAATACCTGGTTATTACGGTCCGATACTTGGAACATATCCTCAAACATCATTATTATTTAGTTCTTCTACTTATGGATACAACACAAACATAATATCAAAAGATTTATATGCACATCCAATAACAGGAGATACTCATGCAACAAACGCAGAAAACTGGTCTGGTCTCTCTATTTTTGTATGGGATGGAACTTACTGGATAAGAGCTGACCACAGAGGTGGTGTATAAATTAAACTGTTCTATTAATTATATCATTAAAAGTAAGATTAAGATTTACATTGTTTCTTATTTGTCTAAAGTCTACAATTCCATTAGAAGTCAATTTCTTCTTTTGACCTAGAGTGTATTGTTTGTAAATCTTTCCTGCTTCATCGAATATTGTATATATGCCAGTTTCCAAATCTCTAGTACTATTACCATACATTCCATAAGATAAAGTTTTTATGTTCTGGTCAACCATTTGTACTTCAAGCATAAATGGGTCAAAAAATGTGTTAGAGATTGAAATTGTCTGACCTTGAGTTCCTATATTTAAGCTTTTATTATTCGATATTGTACCACCTTCACTTGGAGTTACAGTTAAAAATAAAAAAGAGCCATTTGGGTCTAATGTATATGTTTTAGAGCCTGGGTTTGCTGTATTTGTATTAGTGGATGGGCTTACAATATCTGACGTTGTTATTATTTTAAAATTGTTTCTTATTTTTTGCCCACTTGAATCAAAATATTCTATTTGATAACCAACCAAACTATTTCCACCATTAATTCTAAGATTTGGAATAACGATTCCTCTACTTGAAACCTGAACTTGGTTAGAGACTGTAGAAACAACAAAAGAACAATCTAATATTTGAGTTTCAAAAGCTTTTGGCTTAACTAATATTGTATAATATCCCAAATCAGTAAAAACCGCTGCAGGCAATCTCATTTTATAAACACCATCAGCACCAAACAGCTTTTGAAAATCCGCTGGACTTATATTGTCAAACATTGGTTTTAAAACCAATTCCCCCACACTCTCTTGAGATGGACTATAAGAATATAAAACATCCACATCGTCTTTTGTTACGTCTGCAAGCTTTTTACTACCAAAAACACCTAAACTCATATTTTTTTAATATAAATATAAAAAATTAAAAATCAAGCAAAACTTACATAAATAGAATGATTTTGTGTCACCGATGTAAAAGTATAACTTCCAACTATTTGTTTTGACTCGTTGTTATACCTATCATAACCGACAGCTTTTCCATCCACAAAAACTTTGTCTATTTGTTTTTTTGAATCTATCGTTCTAAAAATAAAAGTCCGACTTCCTCCTATTGGTACATCAACAGTTCCTTTTGGCTGTATAGTCTCTGAAAAGGCTGTGCTTCCTGTAACTTCTGCATCAATTTCAAAAACATTTTTGTTATTAAACGAAGAAACGTCAAAATCAATACCGTTATTATTAAAATCTCCAAAAGGAGAATTGTAATTATTTGGAAAAACAAAACCGTTTAATAATAAATAAGGTTGGTCTGACAAAGAAACAACTCTTTTTGTGGTTGGGATTCCGCTTAAATATAAATTCTCAACATATGAAACGTTTTTTACAACAGTTAACCCGCTTGATGATGTTTTAGACAACTCTTGACTTGCGCTATTAATAGGTTGATTTCCAGAAGATATATAAATATTTACATAATAACTATCTGCGCTAAAAGTATAAGAGGTTCCAGTTTTATTTATTTTGACTGGATGTTTATTAGCATCAAACCCATTAACGGAATATGATACTGTTGAAGCAGAATAATTCGCATTTGCAGGAATTATAAGATTTGGAATGCTTATGTTATTTCTTACAAGAGTATTGTAGTATCCATTTATTGCATTTGAAAGAGATAAATTATTATTATATAAAGTTAATATTTGAGGCTGAGTAAAATTATATTTAATATATTCAAGAAAATTATCAACAATTATTATATTATTAGGATTATTTAAAAATTCTTGTACATTAAATTCCGAAGTCAAATCTCCCCTGCCTATTTCAGAATTGAAATAATATCCATTTTTATAGCTTAAAGAAGAGCCAGTTACAGTAATTGACTCAGTGTTGGTAGATAAGAGGGGGTTAAATAAAATTTCCATTATTAAGCTGATTTGATAGTGTTTTCTAAAGTATCGGTTGCAGTTTTAAAAACGCTATAATTGTAATAAATTCCAACTGAAACTTTTATACTTCCATCACTTAAATAGTTTAATATTGTATTGATTGGAACTGGAGTGCCATCTTCGAAAACATAATCAGATTCATTTGTAACTGTCACTGTCCTAATTATATTAATTCCTGGTGTTGTTGCAGAATATTCTAAAGCAAAGTTTTTTTGATTTTGTTGAACATTTGCTTTGATATTATTTAATGTAGATGTAAGCGAAAATACTGCTGTTGAAGTAATTGGGTCTGGCGTTATAGGTATTGCATAAAAGCTAGATTTTAGCTCTATAGATGGTTTATAGACATTATATATAGAATTAAATAAGCCAGCGCTAACATCGGTTGTGTTTCCAGTTGTAGTTACTCCATAAAAATAATTTACAGAACTTTCATCATATCCTATTTCTTTTATTGTTTCAAAAAAACCAAGCTCATAAAAATAAGGATTTATATTTTGTCGCTCTATTTCATAAATAAAATTGTCTTGATTTATTTGAACATAACCATCTATAAACAAAGATTTTGTTAAAAATACATTTACGTACCAATCAGTATTGCTTATACTTCCATAGGTATTATTGGAATTAATAACTGTATTTCCCTCCTTTCTTAAAAATATTTCCTCTTGTCTTTGTACTTCCATGATAATAAATATTAAAAAACTAATTTATTTATTCGTAAATTTATATTTATCGGAGAATAAACTGGTAAAAGCTTAGTTCCCGTTATAGAATCTGAGAAAGAATTTATTCCTATCGCTGTATTTGGATGGAATAAAACAGAAGAAAGTGGGTTAAAAGTCGAATCTGATTGTAGCTTATATTTAATCCAATCTAAATTGCCAAAAGATGGACTTGGATAAGAAGCTGGAGCACCTGAATTTGGAGCGCCATTTAAACCTATTTGATAAGCAGACGCTTCTTTTTGTGATGAATTCGCACCTGTTGCATAGTTATATTTATTTGGCGAATTTGCAAAATCTCCATTTGGATATTGTGAATATTCCAAAATCCTATAATCAAACTTGAAATACTGTTCTAGATATTGAGCACCAGTAGCACCTGTTTGTACAGTAAAAATATTAAATGTTGTTTGAGATGGCACGTCAATATTTATTAAATCAACTCTATTGGTGAAAGACCTGAATTCGACATTTGTTCCATTTGAGCTTGTCAATGTCTTATTTAATATAACAGTTCCAAACATATCTGCAGAGCCCAATATAATTCCTAAGACATCATTATCATTATTCAATAATTCAGTATTTATTTGGGTGGTAATTTGATTATAGTCAGAATGTTTTGGTCTTGGATAGTAAACATTATTAACTCTTGTTCTCAAGGCATATACATTTTGTCTTACTAAATAAGCAAAAGGTTCTAATCCAGCAGGATTTGATAAATCTGGAATAGTATTATAAAAATCATTAACTATAGAGCCAGGAGAAATTATACTTGTATAAAGAGAGCTGTCTTGAGCAGTTGTTAATTCTGGATGTATCGTTGTATATAAATTTGTTTTTGCAATTTGTCCTGCAGTAGAATTTGTTTGAAAGAAATTTGCAAATCTTAAAATTGTTCTCCATGCTTCTGAAGTTTTAGAAGAATTAGAAGCGTGTAAGGCAGATAATTCAACCGCTGGTATAATAACATCATTATAATTATCAGAATCTAGTGTGGAACCAGAAACTGCCGATTCTATGTTTGTTATTCTAAATTCATATTTTGAATTTTTATATTTTATAGTATTGTTGCCTTGAGTATCTATAAAAGTAATAAGATTTTTATTACCTGGCAACACATATTCTAAAAATTGAAATTCGTCTGTTATGTATTGTTTAAAAACTGTGCCTCCAACAGGTATATTTGCAGGAACCCCTCCATATTCTCCATCATAAGAAATAGCGGTGTCGCCAGAATTTATACATTCTACTGTATAAGAAAAGTTAGTTAAAAAACTTTTATCTTTTACGGGAGCTTTTATATCAGAACTTTGTATTTGATACTTAAATATATCTGAACTATTTGTTGTTCCCTGATTTGTTCTAAATATTCCTATGCCGACCAAAGGGTCAGAAGGAATTTGATATTTTGTCCAAGACGTTACTACACTTTGTTGTATATCTATTGTAGAAACGTTTTCTGATTGAAGTATAGTAAATGTATTACCGCTTTGAGAAACGCTTAAATTTATTGTTTTTGGAATAAAATAAGAATCATTATAATAAACTCTAACAGTAAATGTAGCGCTAATATCTCCTTTTCTTATTACTGCAGTATTTTTTATTATCTCATAATCATATTCTGAGCTACCAGAATTTTTAAAATTTGTATTTGTGCTAGAAGGTATTAAGTTTTTATTTTTTAAATCAGTTAAACTAACAGCAGTTGTAGAGCCTGAAATTTTGTTTAAAAAAAGTATAACATCATTTACTCCGTTATATTTTTTATCTAAATTTACAACTATGTCAATATCTTTATTAAACGCTTGTACATTTTGATAGCTTGTATCAAAGTATAAAGTTGGTTTTGTGTTTTCAGCTTTTATATTTACTATCAAGGTTTCTGGGAATTGAACACCTACGTTTTCTTTATTTATAACATCAAGCTCCAAAACTTCATTATTTTGAGTAAAAACAGTTTTTGTCAAATCTATTTCAAAAATTTTAGACACGTCTCCAATATTAAAAGAAACATCAACGCTATCAAAATAAGTCCCTCCGTTTGATTGAGCATTAACAATAAATTCCCCTGGCGTTGTTTGGTCTACTGTTTTTTTATATGGAGAAGAATTATAATTTAAAAAGGCTCTTAAAAAATAATTATTATTAACTGCTGATGGATTTGTAATATCTAAATTGCACCCTTTAAAGAAGCTTAGCAAATAATTGTTTACGTTGTCGTAAAACTGTTGTGGGGTGTTGTATATAGGTTGGACTCCATAAGTTGTGTCTGTGGCTGTAATCGTTCTTAATGTGTTTTTTATAGCTCCTCCTAAAACATTCCACTGAGCAATTGTAGAGGGAGTATTTCTCCAAGGTGAATACTGTAAAAATAAATTTTGATTATATAAATTATAAGGCAAAGAATATTGATTAGGACTTAATCCTGTTATTTTTTTTGCTCCGATTGTAACTTTTTCTAATCCGAAAAAAGAAGGATAGTCCATTAAAACACTAAATTTAGGAAAATTTGTAGCGTCTGTTATAGAAACGGAATTATCATAGACAACAGTTCCATCTGCTTTCGTAGAAACCTTATAAGGAAAATATACATTATTATCATCAACCACGTCAAAATCTTGTCTTATAAAATGACAGCCATATAAATAAGTAAAATCATTATTTATATTAACCAAATTAAAATTATTATCAAAAACAACATCATTTGTTCCATATGGAACAAAATTCCCCTCATCATCATATAATACAATAGGAGTTTCAAAAATGTTATTTACTGGATTGTATGATTTTGTTTCAGCGCTTAATGAAGAATTTGCAACGGAAAAAGAATCTCCAGTAATTTGTATTGTCAAATTATTTGTTGAGGCACTTAAATCATTTTTAATTTCAAATTGAAAAAAATAAGAACAAACTTTTTTGCCGAATATATTTTGAGAAAATGTTTCGCTTGCTGCTAACTGTGTTGGTTTTATAAAAACTTTTTTACTTCCTAAAGGTAGAAAATCATTTTGTATGTCTGGAGAGTATAAAACATCATTATTAGTTGTAGAAAGACACATTGTAAGATTATTTGTATCTACATTTTTAGAATATAATTTTCCATACACAAAAAATTTTCTTGACAAATTTCTTTCTTCTGTATATTGAAGATTTAAATCAAAGTCATTATTTAAAAAATTTTCTTTTAAATTTTTTACAGTAGAATATAATTCAAAGCTTATATATTCATCTTTGTTTGTAAAAGGTTGTAAGTCGTAAGATTTTAAAAGTATTTCTTCTTGCATTTTTTTATTTTTTTACAGATTTTAATATAAAACATTATATGGCAAATCTTCTCCATTGCTTATTTGACTTGTATCTACTTTACTTGTTCTGAATTCGTAATAATTAACAAAGGAATTATCTGTGCATATAAAAACAGCAGCGTTTACTTCAACAGCTCCAGTTGTATCATCAACAATCAAACCACTTGGCTTATAATTTCCAAGAGGTCCTCTAACTTTTACATTAGACATATGTGTAATTAAATAGTACTGAGGAATATTTCCGCTAACAACAGTGTCTCCTGTTATTCCATTTAAAGAGTTAAAATATCCATTTCCGCCACCTATTCCAAACTCAAATTCAGTTCCATTTTTATCCACGTTTTTTCTTTCAACCAAAGAACCATCAGGTTGATATATTTGAATATTTTGGAAACCAAATTCATAATTTATAGAATTATAAGTGTTCAAGTCAGAATGGTAGTCATCATTAGTTGGTAATTTTAATCCAGTTTGGTATATATCATAAAAATTTAAAGTTCCAGATTTTTTCGGTTCTATTTTTATTTCATTTCCGCTTATTGTTTTTATTGTTACAGTAACTATACCATTATTAAAAATGCTAAAATTTAAATTGTCTTTAGTGTTTTGTTTAGCGTTAGAAAAATCATAAAACCTATATTGGTCTCCATGAGCCGCAGTGCTTGTAACCATTTTTACTATTAAAGATGGACCACCTCTTTGAACAAACATATTTTGAAAATTCAAATTAACATATTTTGGAATAAAAGGAGGTTCTGCTGGAACAAGCTTTTTAGGGTCTGGGTCTATTATTCTGTAAAAATAAACATAACCAGCTGTTTGATTTGAACCTTTAATAATAGAAGAGTTATCAAAATTACTGGCAACCAAAGTATCATTTAGCAAAAGGCTATTTACTTTATAATAAGAAGGATAATAAGAATAAAGAGCGGGAGAATTTGTTGGCAAATTTAAAGGCATGTTTAATGGAATAGGTATAGTTTGCCCCGTGTCTGCATAAGTATCAAGAAAATCACTTGGCAACATTTCATCATGAGTTGACTTATTCCAAACTCTAGGAAATCCTTGAGTCCACATAAAATAAGCATGTCCAGATTCTAATCTTTGATAATGTTCTCCGTTTAGAACTATACTTTTTTGGTCGGCAGGTATAGCTCCCCAATTGTTATTTGGCGTATATCCATTTGAGTATTCTTCACCGTAAGAGCCATTTACTTCGTATCTATATAATTTTGAAGTAGTTACTTGTTGTGCAAATTTGTTTGCAAAAATGGTTTCAGAAAAATTTATTTGCGCTCCCCAACCGCCATATTTATAACCTTTTTTATTTGTTGTATCCGCATCAGACAATCCAACCATGTCCCCGTCCAAATATCTTGGAATAATTAAGTTTGTTGGAGTTGAACCAATAAAAGTTTTTTTAGAATTTAATATTTTAGGAGCTTTTGGTATAGAATAAGGAGTCGGATATGTTGCAGTCCAAGGATTTTCAAAAGGAAAAGTTCCTACTCCCTGTTGAGTATTTCCAGTTAAATTTAAAACGTTTGTATTTAATGCATAATAACTTTTATTTTGCGTAGCATCTACGGTATTTCCAACTGAAGCTGTTACAGAAATAAACCCAGTATCTCTGAAAACTATTGTTTCTTGTGTGTTAAAAACTCTCATTTCATAGGAGCTTAACCAAACACCTTTTTGATTTGGAATGCCAAGATAATTTACTAATTCTTCTCCATCACCACCCCTTTTATATCCATTTGGGTCATAAATATTTGCTGGGAGTTTAAATGCATTGTATTCAAGGTTGTTAAAAGAAATAATATCTCTCAATTGTCTTGACTCATTAAACCAACCTAGCAATCTTGTAAAATCTCTTTTCTTTATGTCGTCTATTACAACACACTCAATACTTGAATTAGAAAAAATTGCATTCGTGTCTTTATTTCTTAAAGCCATATCAACAACCGAAATTTGTAAATTTGGCTGATAACCTTCTTGCATTAATTCATCAAAAGTTTTATGAAATAAAGAAATTGGGGGAACAAAATATGTTGTCCATTTTCTCAAATCTACATTTACATCGACATTTAACCTTGTATAACCAAGATTTAAAGTGTCACCCCAAGAGTTTTCAACGTTGACAGGAATTTCTCTATATATTAAATGCGGTGATTGTATAACAGAAGTTTGGTTTGTTTTTGGAAAAGGTGCAACGTTTAATTCAACTTCTTCTAATGAAAGACCTTGTTTCAATAAATCTATTTCAAATATTACAGTTTGAAGTCCTGCAGGAACATCAGTTAATAAAAACTCGCCATTATCATTTGTAATTGTAGAATATTTATAAACATCACCAACATTTTTAGAGTTTATTGATGGAAGCAAAGCTTTATCAAAATTATAAGAAAAATCATCAAAATATAAATCTCTGGGTGAATTTTCTTGCATGTTTAAAGGAGTTCTTTGACTGGCATCATTTGTTATATTTATTGTGCTTGAGTTTACCGCTTTATTAAAAACCAAAATTGGAACATTCCTTAAAGGTATTGTAATAAAGTTTCCATTCTCGTCTTTTAATTTTTGTATGGCTTGTAATTTTCCAAAAATAACTCCAGTATTTGATGTAAATTTAGGCCATTGACCTTTTAAATTGTTTTTAATTGTTAACGTATCTAAAAAATCTATTTCCCTTTCGATAGAAATATTAACATATGTATCTACTTCTGGAACGTCTTCATAAGACACGCCAAATTTAATAGTATTAGAACCATCATTAAGACCATTTTTGTTTATAAAATTTTGTTTGAAATAGTTTTTTTCACTGTCTGAAAGTTGTCTATTGTATTTTTGAACTATTGTGTAACCTGTAACATATCCATTTGATGAAGCAAATACAAAATCATTATTTCCAGTTCTTTCTAAAAAATTATTTCCGTATAAAGGAGTAAAATCTGTTAAACTTCCATCACCAGCAACTTTTGCGCATGAGTAATAATAATCAACCACGTTTTCAAATTGACTGATATAGGGAGTTACATCTAAATTTAAAAACAAGTTGACTTTTGTTACTATAGTGGAAGCGCTTTGTAAAAAGCTGTGTTTATCTATCATATAAGCAAAAAAAGTATTTTTTTTAAGATTGTAAAGAAGGATTTTTTAAAACCCTAAACTCTACTTTTTCTTCGACAACTTTTTTTGTTCCAAGCTCGTTAATTTTGAAACTTATAGTATAATTTTGACTTGTTAAAAGCCAACTTGTATCTAAATCAAAAAAATATGTCAAACATCCATCAATTGATGTGTAATTACACTTAGTCCAAGGTATTATTTCGTCTTTTACATTCATAAATAAATTATATTCCAATCCGTATGGAATATTTGGCACATTGTTTGTAAAATTAATACTTGATTCTATGTATATTCTTATTGTTCCATCGTAATTTATAATTGAATTATTTTCTAATCCATAAATTTTCAAAGAATAATTATTTGTACTTTTTGCATTATTTTTGTAAAAATTTTGTTTTACACTAAAATTTTGAACAAAATTTTGCTTATCATATCCTGGGACAAATGTTACACCGCTCCAAATATCAGACAATATATTTCCTGGGACAACGTTTGGCAGGTAAACATCAACATAATAAGCCCCCAAACCCATTTGTTGAGGTGTTGCAGTTGTTAAAATATTGTTAAATCTATCTTGTATAACAACTGTGTCTGCAGAAAAATAATTTTTGGGTTGATTTTCGCTATAAGTAAATAAAAAAAGTCTATTTGATTTTTGATTGCTAAAATGAAGTCTATCATCTTGTATAAGTTGATTTGTATTAACTTCTATAAATGGCTTGTAAGCAGTATTTATTTTTTCAGTAAAAAAAGAAGCAACGTATCTTGTGTCTGTAGACATTAATTCATAAGGTCTAGCATAAGAAACGCATAATCCATAATTTTCAGACCCTCCGCTTAACCAATTGTTTACTATTGGAGTTATGTCCATGTCTAAATCTTCACTTCCTAAATCAAAATGCTGGATAGAATAAAATGGAGTGGAAGCCGTAGGATTTATAAAAACTCCAGGTTCATCCCAAGAAGTCAATTGTGTTGCATAATTAAAATTGGAATATCCAGAAACTCTTATGTATCCATCTGATTTTCTTGTATATAGATTATTTTCCAAATCATATCCTCTTCCTTCATCCCAAAATTTATTTACGGGAAAACAAATAAGGTCAAAACTTGTCGCAACTAAAGTTTTTAAAGATAAAGCTTGATTAACAAAATCCTGTAAAGATTCATTATAAGAAATGCAATTTTTCATTTTAAGCCTATATGTGGCTCCAGAATTTAAAATTTCGCCTGTTGATATTTTATTTTCTAAATCTGTTAAGTCAAAATAAATCAAATACTTTGCAAAACTATTTATTCCATATTGAAAAAGATTATTAATTTCATTTCCACGACCATACCAGAGGTCTGTGGCAGGATTTAAGCCTGAATTGAATGATTCGTATTCTTTTCCAGATGCTATCGTATTTGACTTTTGACTATAAATTCTTGTTATCATTTTGTTATTTTTTTTAAAACATTTTCATTATACTTAATTCTAAATTTAAATAAATTTTATATACGAACATATTTTTTAATTAAATAGTTTGTCAAATTTTATTTATATATTTTTTAGACTATATTTATTAAATATGGCAGTCACAGGAATAAATATAAAATTACCTTTTCAAGAAACTGATAGAGGGGGCGTTTTTGATGTAAACACTACAACGGGAAAAGCTTTAACTGATGACCTTCTTTGTTTAATGACAACAAGAAGGGGTGGAAGAGTTATGAGAAACAATATTTATTCTCCTATATATGACTACATTGATGAGCCTATAGACGATACAACAATAGAAAATTTATCTGACGATATAAACAGTAAAATAAAAGAATTTTTGCCTCAAATAGACGTTTACCAAACAAGAATAACCCCTTTTGAAGACCAAAACATGCTTCAAATTAAAATACTTTTTACTGTAAAAACTTATTATAATATTAAACAAAGTTTAGTTTTAAATGTATCTACAACAAATAACACAATATCAAACCAGCCAGTAACTGGAACACTAACATATATATAAAAATGGCACAAATTAATAAAACACCTGACTATTTAAATAGAGATTTCTCTTCGATAAGAGCAGAATTAGAGCAATTATTGAAGATATACTATCCAGACCAATTCAAAGATTTCAACGTTGTAAGCCCAGGGATGGCTATGGTTGACCTCTTGGCTTATACCTCAGACATTCTTTCATATTATACTGATAAAAGGTTTAATCAGCTTTTTTTAGACGGAGTTGATGATATAGACGGGGCTTTTAGATTAGCAAAAACTTTGGGTTTTAAACCTCAGGGGAAAAATGCTGCTATAGCTTTAGCGCAAATATCTGTAAACGTTCCTGTTTCGGGTGATGGCCCTGACCCTGATTATTTACCAGTTATACAACCTGGATTGCAATTAATTGGTGATGGGCAAATTTTTGAAACACAATTTCAAATAGATTTTTCTTCTGACTACTCAGACGAATATATACTAAATAGAACAATTGAGCCTGTTTACGACAATAATCAAAATATTATAAATTATAGAGTCACAAAATTTGAAAAAATTATCGGTGGCTCTACACAGTTTGCATCCTTGGTTATCACGGACGAAATTGCTTCCACTACATTTTATAAATTTTTAATAAATGACACAAGCGTTCTTGACATTGAATCAGTTATAGTTTTGCCAGGAACAACTTTGGTTGGAACTCCAACTTATGCACAATTTAACGATTTCAATCTTAAATATTTTGAAGTAGATGCACTTTCTCAAGATAAAGTATTTTTAGATACAGGAAATGGTGTAAATGGAATAAAAGAAGGAAATTATGTAATTGCAAATCAAAGATATACAAAAGATTTTAATCCGAACGGAACCTGCACTTTAACTTTTGGCGGGGGAAGTTTTAACGTTAACGCTTATCAATCATATCTTAATTCAATTAAAATAAGTGGAAATGCAGTTTCTTTTGCTCAATTTACAGACAATACAGCGCTTGGATATAGGCTTCCTCCAAACTCAACACTATATATAAAATATAGAACTGGCGGAGGGTCTTTATCAAACGTGGGAACTGGAGTTTTAAGTCAGGTTGCAAATGCAAACATATCTATTAACGGAAGCAACCAAGATTTTATACAAAAAATTCAAGCAAGCTTAATAGGGCAAAATATAACTCCTGCTCTTGGAGGCGCAGATGTTATGTCTGTTCAAGAATTGGTTCAATACATAGGCTCAAATTATGCTGCACAAGATAGATGTGTTACTTTGGACGATTATATTGCAAGAGCATACCAAATACCTGGAAAATATGGAAGACCTTTTAGAATTTATGGAGAAGTGAACGATAATAAAATAATTTTATATATATTATCTTTAAATGCTGCTGGGCAAATTTCTTTAACATCTACAAATATAATAAAAAATAACTTATCAAATTTTATAAGTTATTATAGAATGGTAAATGATTTTGTTGAAATAAATGATGGTCTTGTAATAAATTTTGGAATAAATGTTAGTTTGCTGGTAAATTCTGCTTATAACCCATCTGAAGTTAAGACTCAAGCAATTTCTTCAATAAAAGATTATTTTAATATAAATAATTGGCAAATGAATCAAAAAATTTATATTTCAAAAGTTATTGATTTGTTAGTACAAATTCCTGGAGTTGTAAACGTTATAGATATAAAATTTTTAAATATTACAGGTGGAAATTATTCTTCTATAAGTAGTAGTCAAGCTAATGGTGCAACAATTTTAACGCCTGGAAGCACTACAATTTCAAAAGAAATGACTCCTGTTAATAATGAAATATTATCAAACGAAAAAACAATATTAGAATTAAGATTTCCGAATAGCGACATTAATATAAACACTGTTTTATTAACAAACAATAATAGTTTGCAATATTAATTAACTCGATTAAGTTTTGAAATTAAATTTCCAAGATTGTTTATATTTCCCTGACTATCTATTGTATATTGCAATAGATTTTGTCTTAAACCTGCAGAGTCTGGAGCTGCTGGATTTTGAGGAGTGTGTATGTGAGTTTCAAGTCTTATTATTATTTTAGATAAAAGCATAATTAATTCATCCCCGAAAACCATCGGGTGTAAAGATTCAGATTCTCTGCCAAATTTAAATATATTTGGATTGTTAATAACTTCTAAGTCATATTTAACTTTTGTGCTATTTGCTTTATCATTTGATAATGTATAAATTACAGTATCTCCTTGTTGGTCAATAGTTTTATTATCTCCCCCTGTTGCTATAATGTTTATATTATTTCCCCTTATATTAATTTGAGTAAATTTTTCTGGAGAAGGAAGTATGACTGGTATTGGCGTTCCTTTTATTCTGTTTTCGTTTAAATATTGAGCTATATTCTGTGATTGATTAAGCTCTATTTGACCAAACGTATCTTTGTTGGGATTTAAAGTGTCTGACATAAAGGGGGCGACATTGATTCTTATTCTGTTTTCTGAAAGTATTATATTAGCGCCTTTTTTACCATTTAAAGCAACATCGTTTGAGTTTGGTAATATGTCTACTGCTCCAGATGGAATTGGAATATTTGTCTGTTTAGGGTCTTTTATTCTAATTGCAGTTTTTAATTCTTCATAATCATAATTAAAATAAGTTGAACGAAAAGGCCCGATATAATATCTGGTTGCATTTGTACTACCCTCAGCAAAACTCTCTAAAAAAACAATAACCATTTCTCCAACCCTGGGCATTACTTGCAAATAAACTGGAAGTATAGGTACGCATGTTACAAGTTGGCTATCAGTTACGTTTTTATCTTTACTTGGACTTTCTGTTCCGTCTGGATTAACTTGAACTATTCTAGCCACTATTCTTCTCATCCCACTTTCACTTTCAATCGACACAACTTTTGCTGGATATATAATTCTTGAGCCCCCTCCAATATCTGGCGACTTACTTACAGATGAAAATTGTCCCGTATTGTTTAAGAGATTTTCTAGCTGTTTATTAAAAGCATTACTTCCCATTTTTTTATTTACCCATTCTTTTTTTTATAATTTCTTGAACATATAAATATTCCTTCTCTAAATCGTCTATTAATTTTAGAGTTTGTTCGACATCCAATTTCAATTTTTCATGTTGTTCGGATAAGTCATTTAGAATTTTTATCAATTCATTATTTCCTTTATTTTGATATTCCTTCATATTAAGACATTAATGCACTTGCGTTTGCTACAGGAGAAGAATTTATTCCTTGAAGAGGTCCTCCTTGGTTTACACCCTGTGTTTGAATTGCCCCTGGACTTATTGCGACATCAATTCTTGCATCGTCTTGCATCATAGAAACTAATTCTTCTGTTATAACGTCAGTATAGTTTTCCATAACATTTGGAGTTCCCCCATCCAAAACACCCTCTGGAATGCCAACCTCTTTGAATCTTGATTTAATAGAGGCTGCCGTTGCTATTGCATTCATGCCAGGTCTAATTTTACTTGCTAAAATTGTAAAAGGGTTAGGGATAGGTATTCTAATTCCCTGGCTTTCAAACAAGGCATCTATTACATCTGCAAGCTCTGCTGCCTTATTAAACTTTTCATCTGTTGGTATTAATCCCATAATTTAAAAACTTTTTATTACATCTGCTAATTTTGCTAGAGCACTAGCCAATTTAGCTTGTTTTTCTATTTCTGCTTTTCCTGCATTGAAATACGCTTCATATATTGCCAACCTTTTCTTTGCTAGTCTTATCGCTAAATCTATAGATTTTTTAGCTATTACCTTGGCAAGGAGACTCTTTACTTCTTTAATCAGCCTTCTTATCAAAATAGATAAAAGAATGCCTAAAATCGCATTTATTAAAGTTTTTGCAAAAATTATATATTGATTAGCTTCAGTATTGTTATTTTGTCCAGTTTTTAATTGCATTCCAGCATTATAAACATCGCAAGGGCTTGTTTTTATACTATTTTCCAGGTCTGTTCTTGAAACTGGAGCAATTGTAAACTGATTTAACGCTCCAGAAACTGCATTTGTCGAATAAAAAGTAGCGACATCAATTACTGCGTTTGTAAGAGGCCCGTTTGATATTTCTACTGGACTTCCAACTTTTTCTATTCTATCAAAAACAACAGTCAATTGTTTCATTATTGTAAAAGTTATTAAATTTAATAACTTTTGAATAAAATTTTCTCTAAAAGTTTTACTTGCACTTGATTGATTATCTGGTATATTTTGTCTTGCAACTTCATTTTGAACATAATTCTCAAGAAGTTGTATTGTTGTATCTGAATTAAAATTTGAACCAGACCCATTCCCAGGAACTACAGAAACGCCACCTGGAAATAAAGTCTCTGTATAAGCTTCTGGAAGTTTTATAACTAATTGCTGACATGAAATTTCAAAAACTATACCCCCATTTGTTATTTGTTGTAAAAGTTGAGCTCTGTTATATTCTATATCTCCAACACCTTGGTTTGGCAAATTTGAAATAGTATATAAGCTTCCTCCGCAAGCTGCATATTCAGCTGCTTGTGTAGAAGTAAAAGTTGGATTAAATTTTTGTATATTTGTTGTAGGGCCAAAAATTAAAGCCATTAACTCAGCAAGCAAAGTATCTTTGGCTAAGTTAAAATAAGGTAAAACTTCCGTTTCTAAAAATATTTGATTGCTAGGATTTAAACCTCCGTCACTTGAATATTTAAACTTTCCATTAGGAAGAGTTTCGTTGCTTAATATTTTATTCTGCTTATCAAAAGCTGTTGCTAAAGCATAAATAACTTTTTTTTCTAAAAGATTAGTAGCTGGGTTAAAAATAGAATTTAAAAACTGTCTTAAAAGACTATCAAACAAATCTCTATTTCCTAACGCAGAAAATATTAACTTCATAAAGTCAAAAAGTGAAATTTGTCTATCTTTAGGGATATAACTATCTAGTCTTGGTAAAAGTGAAGCATAATTTGAATAAGCTTTTAATTTTCCCAAGATGGAAGATTGTTCTGGAGATAATTGTATATCTGATGTTGAAGGAAAGGACATTTTTATTTCATTTCTTTATTAACCATTTCTTTGATTTGTTTTTTCAAATCATCCCCGTCTAATGTTAAAGCGCCTCCGTTATTGGTTTGAACAGAAGAGGTATTAATAATTTTGATTACATCTAAAATTGCATCAGACCTTTGTGCAGCTGTTTTTAAATATTCTACTGCATTTTTACCTTGTACAACAAAGTCTTCAGCAGTTTCAATCATCATGTCTTGTCTTCTATATCTCTCTAAAGCCAAGTCTCTTTCTTCTTCTGCGTTTTTAATAAATTTTTCAATTAATTCATCAATTTTGCTATTTGTTGCTGCCATATTTTTTAGATAAATATGAAATATTAATTTTTTTGTTTCATAAATTCATCTTTAAAGACTTTATAAAACTTTTTCAGTCTACCTAGTGAATAAGTTATTTCTTTTCCTTGTAGACCAGTCGTTTCTTTTAATAAGTGATAGACCAAATTTCTATTATACACTTCAAGCATGTTATGATTTTTAAAAATGTAAACAATTGCTTCGACTACTTTTTTATCTGAATCTGGCATTTTGGGATTAGATAATTCTTCTTCAAGAAGTGCTATTATTGATTCAAAAACGGTGGCATTTTTATCTTGTTCGTTGTCTTTATTGGGATTAAAAACGTATTCTTCGTTTTTTACTATATCATTATGACTTTCTTCCACCCCAGAACTGGATACTGTTTGTTTATAGATGATTTTCTTTTCACCCATCAAATAATGCTTTGCTATAGTTCCAAAATAAGCAAATGCTCTTGCGCCAGATTTAGTATCAAATTTTTCTATTTTTGTAACTAAAAAAGAGAGGCAGTCAGATTGTAAATCTTGAGCTTCCAAATCTGTCCTGTACAATTTGTATGTAAAAATTATATTTTCAACTAATTTTTTAAAAGGTTTGTACAATTTTTTTTGAAAAATGTCATTCCTTTTTACATAATCAGTTTCATTTATATAATCAGCTATTGCTTTTTCTTGTTCTTCTGACCAATATATTGAACTTTTGTCATATTTTTCATTTAAATCTTGAGTTCTTTGCATTTCATTATACATATCCCTCAAATCATTTATAGAAAAATCATCCTCTCCAAAATCAGTGTCTTGAAAAACTATTTTTAATAGATATTTTCTTTCTTCAGCTTCTGTTTCAAATTGTAACTCTTCAAGCTTTTTTAGTTTTTTCATTAAAGTTTATGAAATTAAACTTGTTCTTTGTACTCAATATTTCTCTTTTCATCAAAGAAATATTCTTTTTTTGCAGCTTGTAACCAAAATTTATATTCAGATTCAGTTATTCCACCGAGCTCTGGAGATAAAGATATTAAATTGCCTGGAACTTTTGACAAGAAGCCGTCATATTTATTTGCATTTCCTAAAACAGTGTATTCATAACCTATTCTTGGGATACAAAATACTTTTAAGTCATTGTATATAAACCTTAAAAAGAACTCATATCCAAAGCTTAGCTTTAAATTTTCTTTTACAGGATAATAAAAACCATCTATTTCTTCTGAATATTGTTTCAAAGAATCTACTTTAAAAACGCCACCAGTAATATTAACACAGTTCATTCTCAAAAGCATGTTTAGGTCAAAAACACCAGCTTCTTCTGCAACACCTTCAGCCCAAGGAGCTTCATTTAAAAACCCATTGAACATTCCATTACTACCCTGTTTTGTAATTGGAACAAAAACATCATAACCCTTTTTAACTTCGGAAAAATCATTAAAGTTTTTATACCAATTTTTTCCAATAACATCTAAATATTCAACTACGCTTAACCAAGCATAACCATTTATATTTGCATAATTAAACGCTTCATTATAAATTTCTGAAAATGTTTTTTTATCGGTTGATTCAACGACATATAAAAAAGGCTTGTTTGAACTAACCCTTTCCATTTCAAAAGAACCGTCTTCTTTTTGCTTAGGATTTTCTATTAAAGATTCTGCAAGAATAGAGTCTAATTTTGCATTATCCTCATCTGACAAATTTCCTTTTAATATAAGCACATCAACTGGATAGGATTGCTCTCTTAAACCGTATATAATCTGATTTATGTTTCTTTCATATTCAGAAACTGCATTAACTGGCAATACTGCCAAAAGTTTCTTATTTTTTGAACTTTGTAAACTCTGTAATTCTTTCATTTTCGTATTCTTTTTGTAAATTTAAAATTGTTTCTTTTTCGTTTTCTTTAGTATAATTTTGCAATAAATTATCATAAACATTCTGCATATTTAAATCATCAATGCTACCAGAAAAGTATGCATCTAAAGCCAAACCAATCATTTCAGCGAGTCTAAAAATATCGCCATTCGTACACCAATATCCATTATTTTCATTGATATACTCTTTACTGCCTAGTGGTGTCCAACCAATAACATGAGTTCCAGAAGCCATTGCTTCCAAAGGAAGTGTTCCAAAACCAGCTATCTCATCAGTATATAAAACAAATGCAGACTCTCCAATTCTTTCAGCATATTCTTTCTTTGAAAGATTTTGTAATTCTACAAATCTAACCCATCTATAGTGAGGGAAAAAAGAATAAAATGTCTTAATTACGTTTGCAGTTTTTAAAGCAGCGTCCTGACTTCTTCCAGGTTGATAGGCTATGATAGGTTTTTTATCAACCATAGAAACTGGCTTAAACAAATCCCTATCAATAGATTGCTTTAATTCTTTTATTTTTAAACCAGGCATGATTGCATTTAAATATTCAGTAATACCTTCAGATACTGATATTACATCTTGAATATTATATTTCTGCCAATTTTGACCAACTCTTAAACCACTCAAAATATAATACCAACTTTGGCAAAGAACTATTTTCTTGCAAGGTATTTGAGCCGTTTGCTCCATAACATTAGGGAAGCCCTCAGGAATAAAGATAAAATCTTCTGGTCCCAAATTTAAAATCTCTGCTTCTGTTGTTGTTTTGTCTACAAATTTAATCTCTCCATTTCCAAGAGGCATTATATTTAGAGAAGAAACAAAATCTCCAGCCCAAATTGGATTGAATTTTTCATATATAGAAATAACTTTTCTAACTTTTTGTGATGCTTCATAAGAAGCCTTTCTATCTTCTCTTGGCTCGTAAATAACTCTTACGTCATAACCAGCCTCGCTAAGTATTTTAGCATAATTTAAAAGAACAAAAATACCGCCACTTGGTATGTTTAGAGGTGGGCAGTAAAAATATACCTTGTATTTTTTTGAAGAGATTTTTTCAATGACCTCATTAATCAATTGATTTTCGCTTTTTTGTACTTGTTCTTGTGGAACTACTTGTGCTTTTTCTAATTCTGTTGTTTCCATTTATTTTTTTTATTTTATTGTATTACTTCAATTCTAGTGTCTGCATCATCTCCCCTTACTGGAATAAATAAACAAACTAAATCTTCATAAGATTCTAAATTCAACTCTTCTTTTACCTTTTTTATATGTGCAAATGATTCTTCTTCAGAAGCGTTTCTTCCAACATTCACATACATTGCCCAAACTTTTTTTTCTTTAATTGTTGCCATGTTTAATATTTTAAAATTTTTGAAATTCAACTCTGCCTTCAGAAAATGTTGGCACAAAAATTTCTATCATATCACTATATGCTTCAAAGAAACTATATTTTTTCTCGTATTCTTCTACAGCTTTTTTTGTCCCATCTCCAAATAACATAACTGGAGAACCATTTATTTCGTTTGGAAAATTAACATAGTGAATAACTATCACTTTGTCTTTAATTGATTGTATTTGTTTTTCTTCTGACATATTTTTTATTTTTAATTTATGTTATTTTTTTATATTTGTCAAGTTATTTATCTGAAATAATTTAACCAATAAATCTTTATCATTTAATTCAGATAAAGTTTCAAAACTATAATCACTGTCTGACCACTGATTGTATAATGTATTCATTTTAATAGAAGTTTTGCCTTCTGGTTTTGATTCAAAAACTTCTGGAGTTTCTGAAACTATTACATCGCAAAAATTCCACGCTTCACTATAATTGTCAATAAATTTTATATTTCTTGCTCTGCAACCATTCTTTGCAAGAAAGTGAAGTGTAGATGTTACTGCTTGAGTTTTTTCCGTTGAAATGATAACTATTTCAAACATATTGTTGGCTTCTCCAATATTCTGCACCCTGAGAAGATAATCAAAAGCTCTTGGTATTGATGTTGCAGCTCCAAAAATTGGAAATGTATAATCTTGAAAAAGAAACTTGTCAAAAGCCTCTTTATCTTCAAAATGGAAGTGATTCATTAAATCAAAAGTGTCAACAGGCAATGTAATAAGTTGCTGTTCTAACTCTCTTATTCGATTTAATTCTTCATTATTTTCTTCTTCTTCAACGGCATAGAAATTTTCATCCATGCCTACAAGAGATTCATTCTTTATGAACTCTTTTCTGTAGTATTTTTCAAATTGTGAGTTGAAATCACGTAAAACACCGTTAATTGTTACTCCTAAAACTTTCATATTTTTTGTTTTTATTGTAAAATAATACCTTTTTATTAAAATGTAAATTTTATATCCAACATAAATTTAATGACTGCAAAAATGTAAAAAAATTACCTTTTGATTTTTATTTAAAAGATTTAAATGTTTGTATAGAATACAATGGAAAACAACATTATGAACCTATAAATTATTTTGGGGGAGAAAAAAGTTTTAAACTTATAAAAAAAAGAGATAAAATAAAAAAAGAATATTGTAAAACAAAAAAAATAAAATTAATAACAATAAAATACGATGAAAATATAATAGAAAAATTATTGCATAAATTATTTATTCAAAAGTAGTATAATCTTTTTCTTTTCCAGCATATATAATATGTTGAGCTTTTCCGTTTTCATGTATTATTATATCAGAATGAACCCAACTTGAAACACCATTATTATAACCCATTCTCAATTTTGTATTACAACCAACTTGTAAAGCACCATCAAATCTACCTACAGAATGGGCATGTGCAGATATTGTTTTTGTGTTTAATTTTCTATATTGTTGTATAGAACCTCTTGAGCCATTGAAACCGTCCATTCCATGTATAGCAAGTTCCCAGTCTTTTATTTTATAACTATCATTTCTCCCAAGACATTTTATTTCTGGGATGTTTTTATTTATAATATAAGGAATTAAACCATTCGGAGCTTTATTTTCCAATAAAACTTTAGCATATTCTACATACTCTAAAGCATTTTTAATATTTTTTCTAACATCTGAGTTTATAATAAATCTATTTAAAAAATCATCATGGTTAGAGAAAACAACAACAAGGTTTAAATCTTTTTTACTTTTTAACCATTTTAACAAACTATCTATTTCGTTTTTTAAAGAATTTGTTCCGTTTAATTCATTATGATATTGTTTTATAAAATTATTCGCTTCATGATGATTTACGGAGTATCCATCAAATACATCATGTAAAATAACTTGTTTTGGTTTTAATTTCGGAACTAATTTATTAAAAGATTTTTCCAAAACTTTTTCATCATGATTCCCATAATGTATATCGCCCTTTATTAAAGCTGGTATCTCTTTTATTTTATTAACTTGTTCATTTTTTACGCTATAATATAAATCACAAAAAGAGCCATCCTCAAGCGCTGTAACTTGCCTGGAATAGAATAATTCATCATCAACTATTTCAACAATAACGAACCCATATGTATAATGAAAAGAAGAAATGACTCCGTTTTTACTATCTGTAAAATTCGGCTTTGTACAACCTCCTGTAGACATTATTATTTTTGGATTATTTGCATCCATTACAGGCATAGATTTTAAATGAACTCTCGGATGACCAACAACAGAGGATTGGTTAGAAGTCAAACACTCAAGAGAAGTTAATGGATTCGTTGCTGTTGGCTGTATTTTAATATCAGACAAGACAGAAATTGACTTATTTAAATTATGCCTATTTAAAGATAAAAACGGCAACAAATTTTCATCCCACCACTCTTGAGACTCATCATTTTGAGTCCAAACACTTGTTGGGTTGTGATACCTTCCAGGTATAACCAAAATTTCTCCATTTAAAAACTCACTATATTTCTTTATATTTTTAAAGAAACTTAAATTTACAGGGGTAGCGTTTTGAGCCCAAGTTATTAAAAAATATTTCTTTTCTTTATCATGTTTTTTTGTTTTTGCAATTTTAAGAACGCTTGGCTCTTTATCTGCTTTTTCTTTTATTCCAAGAGCCACCATCCATCTCCTGACTGTTCTCTCTGATTTACCGAAATAATCCATCAAATCCTTCATTCTATCATCCCAAGACCTTTCTTTATTAGAATAAATTTTTCTTGCTTGTTTCTTGTCTTTTTCGGTAATGTCTTTAAAATTCATGTGCGTATTGATTTTTTTAAATTTGAGCAAATATAATGAAAAATAGTAGAGGAAAAAACTTTTTTTATATTTTTTTCATCCAATAATCTACCATTTCATCAATCATGGACTCAAATGTATAAGTTGTTTGCCAACCCAACCTCTCTCTTGCCTTAGAAGAATCGCCTTTGAGATAATGTAATTCTTCTGGTCTCATGTATTTTTCTTCACAAACAACATATTTTTCCGTGTCTAATTCTAATTTTGAAAAAACATAATCTACCAAGTCTTTTACACTTCTTGAAACACCAGTTGCTAAAACAAAATCTTCTGGTTTTTCTTGTTGAAGCATTAACCACATACCAACAACATAGTCTTTAGCATGACCCCAATCTCTTTTTGCTTCAAGATTTCCAAGAGATAACTTATTTGATAAACCTTTTTTTATTTTTACAGCTTCTAAAACTACTTTATTTGTAACAAAATTAATACCTCTTCTTGGGCTCTCATGATTAAACAATATGCCTGAACAAACATACATGTTGTATGCATTTCTATAGTTATGACATAGAGTATGCGCATAAAGTTTTGAACAACCATATGGACTCACAGGAACCATTGGAGTTGTTTCTCTTTGTGAAAAATCTTCATCATAATTGTTTCCAAACATTTCAGAAGTTGCTGCGTGATATACTTTAGAGTGAGGAGAAAATTTTCTAACAGCCTCAAGTACAGCTAAAGTTCCTCCAGCATTAACATCAAGTGTATATTTTGGAAGGTCAAAAGATATTTGAACATGTGATTGGGCTGCAAGATGATATATTTCATCTGGTTGAATTTCATTAATCACAGACTCTATACTAATTGGGTCTGTTAAATCTGCATAATGAAGCTTTATTAAATTTTTTGTATGTAATTCTTCGATTCTTGTTGTTTGAGACTCTGGAACTGAATTTCTTCTAATTGTTCCATAAACCTCATAACCTTTTTCTAATAAAAATTCTGCGAGATAACTTGAGTCCTGACCATTTGCGCCAGTCAAAAGAGCTTTTTTCTTATTTTCTTGCTGTTTCATAATTTGATATAAACCAATCAATTGTTTTTTTAATACCTTCTTCTATTGGAGTAAATTTAAAGTCTACTGGAGCGTCTGTGCTTGCAGTTTTTTTAAATTGTCCAGATGGTTTGGTTGAATCAAATTTAATTCTTTCTTCAGATATGTCAAGATGTTTTGCTATAATCAAAGCTATATCTTTCACAGAATATTCTAATGGGTTTACAGCCATAAATGGAATATCGCTTTTCCAATTCTCTAAAGCCCACAAAATTAATTTTGCAAGGTCTTCAGAATATATAAATTGTCTAAGTGGAGTTCCGTCCCCCCAAACAATGAAATCAATATTATCTCTTTTTGCAAGATATGCTTTATGAATTAATCCTGGTATTAAATGTGAGTTTTCTAAGTGAAAATTATCTTCTTCACCATAAACATTTGTAGGTATTACAGAAATCCAATTAAGACCAGTCAAATTTCTATACATTGAAGTTTCATAACCCAACAACCTTTTTGCATATGAATAACCATAATTTGAAGGGTGTGGAGCGCCATTTTCTATCTGTTCCGCTGTAAGAGGATAAGAGACTTCTTTGTCGGGGAAAACACAAGTGGAAAGAATTGATACAAAATTTGGAATCTTATATTCATAAGCAACTTCAAGAACGTTTTTGTTCATATTGTAATTGTCCTCAAAAAACTGTTTATTGTTTTCCATATTCGCTTTAACACCACCCACAAGAGCACTTGTATTTATTAAACAATTAAAATTTTTTTTATTTTCTAAAAAATATTTAAATTCATTTTTATTTAACAAATCACAATCATTTCTTGTGTGAAAAATATTATCAGAATTTAATTGTTTTTTTATGGCCGAGCCGAGAAGCCCTTTTGAACCAAGAATAATTTTTTTCATATTTAAATATTTTTTATTTCTTCAAAAAATTTTTTTTTAAAGCAGAGCCTAATAAACCGCTTGAACCTGTTACGAGAGTTTTCATGTTATATTTTTTGTAGCAACACTATTGTTTCCTGTTACAGATGTTCCGTCTTGTACAGTATATTTTTCATTTTCTAAAAAAATTCTTATTGCTTGTTTGTCAATGTGCATATTCTCATAATACAATTGTTTAATATTATATTTTTTAAAATTTATATCTTTTATTATCCTATCATCAAACCCTTCTGCATCAATAAATAAAATATCAATATCAAATAAATTATATTTATCAAACAATTCATTAATAGTTATACAATCTATTATTTCTTCTTTAAGTTGATTTTGACTTTGAAAATGTTTTAAAACATGAGAGTCTAACAATGAAGCTTGTTCTAAGTTTTCATCCATTCTATCATGAAGAAAAAAAGAAATTTGTTTTTTATCTTTTTCATCTGTAATTACCACATTTTCAACATGCATATTTTTAATATGTTTATAACAATTAAATAAACTATGATTAAATTTTTTTAGTGGTTCTACAAGCAAAATAAAATCTACCTGTTTTCCTTCTAAAATAGATGTTAGCTCGTCATAACCTCTATTTGCACCTATTTGTACTATATTCATTTTTAACTTTTTAATATATTAATAATTTCATTATAACAACCTTCATAATCAAAAAACTTTTCACAGATATATTTCCCTTTTATTAGCATTTTTTCTATATCCTCACTTGTTTTTTCCGATAATATATGGTCTAAATTCGATAACTCAGAATGGTGTATGGAAATTCCTATATCTTCAAAATTAAATTCATTTTTAAAAGGCATAAAAGGCTCATCATAAATATATACTGGTATAGAACCACTTTTTAATGATTCAAAAATTCTAAAAGATGTTTGACCATATCCTCTTGGACAAAGAGAAAACAAAGTTCTTGACATTATCTCTCTAAATTTTTCATAATTAATACCTTCACTAATAAAATACTTATCATTTAAACCATACATATTTCTTAGTTCTTCTCTTATTTTATGTCTACCAGATATAGCTCCTACAAATGAGGCAAAAATATCTTTTTTTAAACTATTAACGCTTGTAAAAACACAATTTAATGGTATGGCGTATGATTTATCTTTATATAAACCATTTCCTCCTTGAGCAAATATTTTCAAATCCAAATGATTTACATCATTCATTATATTATCATCCCACTGGACTATAGTAAAATATTTTTCATTTTTTGGCAAATCATATAAAAAGTTTTGCAAACCATTTAAATTTATTTTTTTTGAATGATAATAAGAAGTCCATTGAATTGGCAAATATATCCTGTTTGTTTTTGGATTTTCTAACAAAAATCTATTTAAAAAATATTCTTCAAAAATTTGAGTGTTTTTTGGAGGATAAATATAATTTGTTTTTATTAAAAAATCACTATTCGTTTCAACATAGTTTTTTGTGTTCATAATTATTTTTTATTTATTTACTTTTTCTTTCACTAATTCTAATAATTTTAATTTATTTTCAACTCCAATGCAAAAATTTGCATGATGCATAATTATTTCTTTTGGAACCGAAATATCTTGACCAGTCCAAGCCTGAGCGTTGGTAGAATTTCCAACAGTCCAATATTTTTCTTTTGGTAAAAACCCCTTATTTAAATCTGAATATCCTGATTGAAATAATCCATTTATTATATCCTGGTCATGTATAGTTCCATTCATATGATGGATAAAAGTTTCATATACTTTTTCGAAAAAATTTAATACTTTTTGATTTTGTTTACAAATAAAAAAGCCAGCACAGTATGAATTATCATAAAAATCTTTTTGAAACAAAATATCTTTTTCAAAAAAATCAAACTCTAAACCTTTAAAAAATTGAACATCGCAATCAGAATAAACTAAATAATTTGAATCATTTAAATCTATATTACTAATAATCCAATTTATTTTTTCAAGCATAGTAATATCAAATCCATTAGAGCATATTTCTCCATTTTTAGATTTTTGTTTAACTTTTTTCGGAAAAAAATTAAAATTGTTAGATAAAAATTCTTTATATGAATTTAAAAAATATTTTTCATACATTTCCATGTGAGTATCCGAGTAAATTGTAATAAATTTGTTCATATTAAATATAATTTATTAATTGAGCGAAACTTGAATGATTATTATAAATTTTAAAATTTGTTTTTGCCAATAAATGAGCATCTATAACAGAGTTCACAACAGAATCTAAACTTCTTAAAATATTATTATTCCAAGTATCTAAATTTTCATCTTTTTTTATTACATATGAAGACTTAATTCTTTTAAAGCAGTTTAAGGGAAACATTTTGCATATTTTATCTTCCCACTCTACAGAATCTGATGATACAAAAAATAAAGCTGATTTATCCATCATTATTATTTTTTTTATTTCTTCTATGTAAAAACTAATATCATTGTTAAAATCTGTAGCTCTTACACTAATTCCATAAACACTTTTATCAATATTAAGCTCTAAAATATTTTTATTTATAATTTCTAATATACTTTTTTTCCATTTTAAATTTTTAATTTCTTTCAAAACTTCTTCTTTATTTATGTTAGGAATAATATTATTATGATATATAATAATGTTTTCATGTTTATTTTCAAAATTAAATTCATTTACTGATAATACTCTAGAATCTATAGTTAATTTTTGAAAAGAATCATTTTTAAACAAAAAGGAATCATGGTTAATGTCTGATAAACTTCCATATATTTCTAAATTTTTCAAAAACAGTAATTCATTTTTTGATATAACTTCTATACTACTATCATCAAATAAATCATTAAAACTAGCCATGCAAGCAAAAGTAGGCTCCCAACAAACAGCTAATTTTCTATTTGTTTTTTTTGATAAAAACATACATGAAGAAAGTGGGAGTAAAATATTTCCAAGACCTCCAGATGCGTAGCTTATTATTTTATTCATAGTTAATATTTTTTAATTTGCAATTAAAATATCATTTGGTAAATGTCCATCTTCAAAAGAAAATTTATAATTAGGGTTTATTTCTAATATTTTTTGTTTTATTTCTTCAAGATAAATTCCTTCACCCCAATGATTTTTTGCGCCAAAATATGATATGTCATCAATCAATATCGTGTGATTTTTTATATTACTTTTTGATATTACTTCTAATTCTTCATAAAGAGGACATTTTTTCAGCCCAGAAATTCCTTCATCTACATGAGCATCTAACCAAAATGTCGTTGGTTTGTCAATAGTTTTAATTATGTCTTTCATTACAATCAAACTGTCTCCAGTAAATAAAAATACTTTTTTTTCTAAAATTTCTTTCTGAAAGATTTCTGAATTTTTTATTTGTCTTTCAACATCTATTTCAATGCTAATAATTTTTTCAAAACCACAAGATAAAGCTAATTTTACACAAGAACCATTTGCTGTTCCTGTTTCAAAAAAATAATAATTTAAATACTTATTTAATACGTTTTTTGGCAATGTTGTTGAAATCATATTTTTTTATTTTTTTATAATGCGTCCCAATATTCTACTTGAAAACCCATTTCGTTTAATTTTTTTAAAATTTCCTCCTCTCTTGTTTTGTAAGAGTTGTCTAACCATTGAGTGTGAAATTCACAAAATATTTTTGATACTTTTTTTATTTCATTTGTTGCTATTAAATCTTCAAAAACTTCATATTCAGCACCCTCTATATCTAATTTTAAAACTATTTCTTCTTGACCACTAAATTCTTTTTTTAAAAAATCAGACAAGCTTATAATATTAATAAAAATATATTCATTATCAGAATATTTATCAAATTTCTTTTTAGACTCATTTATCGTGGCTCCACAAGTTTCTAAGCCATTTCTAGAGTTGTCGCCACCCCAAAGTTTTACATTGTTTTCGTTCCTAGATGAAAGACCTAGATTAAACTTCTTACAATCTTTAAACTCTTCCTTTGCGTTAAAATGATTAAATAACTCTAAATTTGGCTCAAACATATAATATTCAAACTCATTATTTTTGTCATAAATTCTTCTGAATTTTGCTACAGATTCTCCTAAATGAGAACCACCATCAATAAATATTTTTCTTTTCATTTTTTTTAATTTAAAATCCTATTTTTTCATTTTGTGAAAAAGGATAATTATTTGTTTTTAAATAGTTATATAAAACTGACTTATAATTAGAGTTTTTTAAATTTACATCTAACCACAAGAACTCTTGAACAACTTGTTTGTCTAAAAAAGGATACCTTCCTTCTAAGCCATATGCACCAGATATATATTCTTCTTTTGCTAAATAAGACAATTGAGAACTTCCATAAAAAGAAGCCCAGGGAAATATATCTCTAAGATTATTTGTGTACAAGCCACCAAAATTACTATGTGGATATTTTTTTATACCATTAAATCCATAGTCTGAAAAAATTTCATCGGCACCTTGCCCAGATAAGTATATTTTGCAACCATCGTTTTTAGCCAAAGAACTTATAAAAGACAATCCATTTGAACCATTATCGTTTTGTAGCGATAAATTAAATTCATTGTAATCACTAGAAGAAGAATGAATTTTATACATAAAATTTTCTACATTATCAACAATGTATTTATGAGCTATTTGCCATTTATCACCAGTAAAATCATATATTCTTCCAGAAGAGTTTTTATTAAACTTTGTGTGTCTTGACATTAAAACATATTGATTTTCTCTACCTCTAACACTATAAGCTCTATATGGAACATTTTGTTTATTTAGTTCACATGATATTGCACCGCTATCATAACCACTACTCAAACCTATAAAAATACCCTCTCTGCATTTTTCAGTTCTTTTTTTTATTGAATTTTCAAAAGCTTTAATCCAATCATCAAAACTGTTTTTTGTTTGATTGTCTACATCAAAATCATAAACAGTATGAGATTCTATAATTTGTAAATTTTTTAAATCATAAACAAAAGTCTTATTCGCTTCTATTTTATTAACATTAGAAAAACCTAATCTTTTAACAACTGATTCATAAGATGCGACTGCTATTTCTCCATTTTCGATGGATGCCCACATTGGTTTAGTGGCAAAAACATCTGTTGATAAAATAAAAATGTTTTTAGAAAAATCCACTAACACAATTGAAAATTCTCCATCTAAAAAATTTGTAAAATTAGAACCATGTTTTTTATATAAAGGTATTAAAGACTCTCCATCTGATTGATAATCTCCAAATTCTTTATAGTTATAAATTTCTCCATTATATATACAAACAATTTCATCTTCAATGAAAGGTTGTATTGTAAAATTTCCAGTTATACTAAGTAAATTATGAACAAAAGTATAACCATTCTTATTAAAAGAATTTGTATTATCAGGTCCTCTGAATTTATTAAAATAATTAACAAATTCAAGATTTTTTATTTCTTTAGAAGTAAATATAAAACTACACATATTATAAATGGGTTCTAGTTTGTGGTATTAAATCATTATATCCCACTTTATTAGTGGCTGGGTTTATTCCATTTGCAAATCCTGGCATGATAGAAATTTTATTTTTTGTTTTCCACAAACAAAAAGGAAAACTAATTTGGTCTCTTGAACTAAATCTACATATTTGTTCCCACCACATAAGATTTAAATTGCTTATTTCAAAAGAATTTCTCCTAACTATAACTGGTAATTCAAAAAGTCCAAAATCTTGAGGAAAACCTTGTTTTTTATACTCTTTTGTTTGATTTATTATGTTATTTGTGTGGTCATATCCAAGTTTAATTATCTCACTTGCTTCTTCATACGAACATTTTCTATCTTTGTGCTTAAAAACAGCAATATCACTATCTTTTAACCAATCTTTTATAATTTTTTCAGGTTCTACAAAAACGTCATGCGTTGCATCAACCCAAAAATAATAATCATATCCTGGTATAAAAAATTCGGGCATTATCTTATAAATTTTCGCATTTCTTCTATGAAGAAATTTATCATCATTTGTAAAATTAAACATTTTTATTTGCTTCCAAGGACTTACTTCATTTTTAATTTCATCAACAAAAGCAAAATAATCGACATTTTTATGTACAATAATTGGAGAATTTAACTTATCTCTATTTCCAGATATAGCTGTTAATATAGCTATTTTAATATTTTTATCACTCATAAAGATTCAACTATTTCTTTTGTTATAGCTATTTTTGGTTCCCAATTTAAAAAATTTTTAATTTTTGAATTATCAGCTAAAGTTTCCACTGGCTCTTTTACGTTTCCAATATATTTTTTTTCTCCCCCAAAATATGAAACAATTTCATTTATTGAAACACTTTTTCCATAACCAACATTAAAACACTCGCCATTAAATTTTTTTTCATCATCAAAATACATTGCTAATAAATTTGCATTAACAACATCTGAAACATGTGTAAAATCTCTTTTCTGCTCTCCATCGTTAGTTATAGACAATGCCTCACCTTTATTTTTCAATTCCTTAAATATCCCAAGAACAGTACAATACCCACCAGTAGTCGGTTGTCTTTTACCATATACACTAAAATATCTTAAACAAACAGTGTCTAAATTGTAAATGTTACTATATAACTTACAATATTGTTCCCCAATTTGTTTTTGTAGAGCATAAGGACTCATTGGGTCTAAACTCATTGTTTCTTTAAAAGGAACGGTTCCTTGACCATAAACAGATGAGGATGAACTAAATATAAATCTTTTTACTGAATTAGTCTGTCTACAAGCTTCTAAAATATTTAAAGTGGCACAAACATTATTTTCATTATATGAAATTGGTTCGGAAATGGAGGGTTGAACTCTTGCTTTTGCTGCTAAGTGAAAAACATAACTAACTCCATTAATTATTTTTTTTAAATATTCTAAAGAGATTTTTGACAAATCTTCTTCAAAAAGAATGCTTTTTTGATTCAAATTTTCTCTTTTTCCAGTAGACATATTATCAATAACAATAACATCATAACCCTTTTCTATTAAAGCGTCAACAAGATTGCTACCTATAAAACCAGCTCCTCCAGTAACTAAAACTTTCATTTTTTTAATTTAAAAAAAAGCATTTTTTAATCAAAGTAAATTATTTTCACCAGAAAGAAGCGTTAAAACACCAACTATTCTTTTTTTATAATCAATATATTCAATTGACTTTTTATAATTTTCTTCAACATAAAAAAACATTTCTGAATATGTATTAGAATTTATGTTTTTACATTTTTCAATACACTCTTTTATGTTTTTAAATTTTATTATCCCTTTATCATTGAAGAATTTTTCAATATTGTTACAACCACAATAAATAGGAACTGTTTTAGTAATAAAACAATCTAGTATTTTTTCTGTAAAATAGTTATCTATAGAACAGTTTTCTATGGCTATATGAAATTGATATTTAAAAAGTTCATCTTTTTTGTCAAAAATAACATCGTTTCCCATAATATTTTCTGGGGCTCCAAATGAGCTGGCATAAAACTTTTTATTAGGAATTTTGTCTTGTTTTAACCAAAGCTCTTGTCTCATAATTTGATTTTTTGTAAATGTTTTATTTCCCACAATTGTAGAAATGCCAAATTCTTTAGGTTCATATGATTTATGTGTAGCCCAAACAGAATTAAAAACAAATAGCCTTGAATTTTTATATTTTTTTAAAACTTCTTCATTATGAGTTAATATAAAATCAAATAAATGATTTGAGCATGGTATTTTTTTTATAATATTACTTATTGTATCTGGCTCACACAAAAAAAGAATATTTATCTCATTTTTATTCACCTCTGAAGGGATGTAATCTACAAATAAATTATATTGTTTTTCATTAAAAAAATTTATATCTCTAATAAAACTATTTTTTGGAAAAATTTTTATTTTTTTCATTTATTTTTTATTTTTTTTAACATTAAATCACTATTATAATTATTTTTTACATATTCCTCCCAGAATTTTTTTAATTCAACATTATTATTCATATAATTTATAAATTGAGCAGATGCTTCATTAGTATTATAACCAGTACCTTCTGTGTGAAAAACTTCTATATCATCATCAATCACACATCTTTTATTTTTTTTAAAACACAACACTCCTTTATGAGCATCTAAACCGTATCCAAATTTATTTATATTTAAATCAACTGGATATATTTCTTTTAAAATATCAATAGAAGCATAAAAAACAAACCCTTCAACAAAAACAACGTCCCTAAACCCATCTTTTATTTTTTTACAGTGAGCATGTGATTGACCTTTTGAAGAAGGAGAATAAACGCCTATTTCATTTTGGTTAATTATATTTATTTTTTCTACAATTTTTTGGAATTGATTTTTTTTTATAAAAACATCGGAACAAACTAAAAGCAAACCATCTTTATTTTTTTCAATACACAATTCAACAGATTTATTGAAAAGACCAGAATATCCTACATTTTCTAATTTAAAATCAAAATAATCTTCAATTATATCACTTTTACTATCAATTATAAAAGTTTCTAAATATTTAGAAAACATGGTTTTTAACAATAATGCATTATCATTGTAATTATGATTTATTATACAAACTAAATTATTATTCACTATATTTTTTTATATGATTAAAATTTATATTCTATTTCTTGGTGTGCTCCTACAACATTTGAAAAGTCCATTTTTTTTAAATCTATGAATTGACCAGAAATAAACTTATCATTTAAATCTTTTGTTGAAACATTAAAACTTTCTCCTTTTCTATTTTTAAAAACATTTTGAACAACATTAACAGGAACTCCAACTAGCTTTGAACCATCTTTATACCCAGCCATCATTATTCTTGGGAAACTATCATATATTTGTAAAGAAGCTTCATAAGTATTAGGATTTTGGAAATTTAAAGGCTTAGATAGTTTTAAAATTTCTTTTGTTCTAAAAATATGACCATCAACCGAAAGAGGATAGCCGAAATCATACCAAGATTTTTGCCAATCCCAAAATATATAATTATCTTTTTCTCCAGATAGTACGATTTGATTATTTTGATTTTCAGTATAGCAGTGTGTTGTATTTTTACCTAATCTAAGGCTAAAACAAAATATATCCTCATTTAAAAGAGATTTTTCTATTGTTTCATAATCAATTTCTCCAAACAAAACATCATCATCTGTAAAAAATGTAGTATATTTATAATCGCTTTTAACTAAATCAATTAAATCTTCTTTAAAATTTGATTCTTTTATAAAATTTACATTCCAAAGTTTTGTTTTACAAATGTCTTTTAAAACCTCATATCCTTTTTCAAATTCTTGATTTGAATAAGTATATAAAACATTCAAATTAAACATAAAAGGAGCGTTTTTGTTAATAGATTCAATCAACAAATGAAGTTGAGAAGGTCTATCTTTTGAAAAAACAATGGCGTTTATATTAATCATTTTTTTATTTTTTTTCTACGTGGAACATTTAATTTTAACAATTTGAAAATCAATTATTTATAACTTTCAATTTTTTTAAAAGGTTTCTTTTTTGATATTTCTATATGTGTATTTGTCTGACCTTTTTGGTCTAATACATGGTCAGAAATTGGGTTTTCAAAATTATAAACGTATAATGGTTTTGAGTTAAATTTTATTTTTTCAAAAGGACACATGTCCATTAAAGGAAAAAAAATTGCGACATCATAAGAGATTTTATAAAAAAAACCATTTTTATCTTTCATGCAGTCAAAATTTTCGTCTTGTTCTTTTATTTTATGATATAGTCCTGCTTTAATAGTTCTAATATGACTAACTTTAAAAGGAGAAAATCTTACTTTTTTATATTCTTCATGCGAGTAAGCAGAAGCGAAACCAACTCCTCTAGTTGAAAACATAAATTGACCATAAACAATCCAGGGGTTATTATTATTTGAATCATTATAAAAATCATTCAAATAAGTTATTACATTTTTATTCATCAAAAAATCGTCCCCATCAACAAAAACAACAATATCTTCATTTTCGCAGTGGTTCATAATCATATTATGAATATTTTCCAACGCTGTTTTTCTATTATTGTTTTTTATATATGTTATTTTTTCTTTATTTTCTTCTATGTATTTTAAAATCTCCCCCTCTGAACTATCAGTAGAACAGTCATTTGTAATTATAATATGAAAATTACCCTCATATTTTTGAGTTAAAACGCTTAAAACACATCTTTCAATATATTTCTCCGCATTATAAAAAGGTATTATTATTTTAAAATTATTAAGCATCACTTTTCTTTTTTGTTTCCCATATAAAACCACCCGCAGTTTTTAACAAGCCTTTAAGAACTGAAGCAATATTGCTTCTTGATATATTTGTTTTTCTTGCAACATCTCTTATAGACTCAAATTCATTAATAATATTACCTTCTTTATCTATTTGTAAAACCGATGGTATTTTTTTTAATAGTGTCTGAACCGATTTTTCCCTCGATTCTTTGCTCATTTTAATATTTTTACCTTTTGATTTTTTTGAAAGTTTGGTCAAATACAATTCTCTTGCCTCAAGCATATCTTTTATTTGTTTAGCTGCTCTATAATTTGGTTTGCCTTTTTCTGTAGCACGAATATAATTGTTAAAAATATATTCTAAGTCAGCCGTATTCTCTGGGGTGTTTGTTGTTTCGTTCATGTTTTTATTTTTTTTCATAAACTTCTTTATATATTTTAATACAATCTTCTGAGAACAAAATATCCTCATCAAAATAATAATCTTTGTCTTTAAAGTAAAATTCTTTGTTATTATGAAAAACTTTATCTTCTCCCAACATGTTTAGAATTGGAAACATAGTAACAACTTCAAACTTATATTTTAAAAAATTACCAACAAAGTCTTTAGAAAAACTACACTCTGGGTCTTTCTTCAACAAATCAACATAAGCATTCTTTTTAAATGCTATTGGATATGACAATTTATATTCAGACTTGTTTATACCTCTTGCAAAATCTTCTTTGTCGTATTTTATATCTTTAAAGCCTTTTTCAGAACCATAAACAAGTTCTATTTCTTTATTATTTTCAAATATATCGTTTATTTCTTTTAAAACATTTTTACTTGATAAGTAGCCGTGCCCGTTAATTATAAAAGCAATATCACTATCTTCTTCGCAAAAATTAATTAAAGCCTGGTGAATGTTTGTTACACTTCCCATATACTGATTACTCCTCCAATACATTGTTTTTTTACACTTTGTTTTATCTAATATAGGGTGAGAATTATAATATTTTTGATTTCCATTTTCGTCTAATTCTACTTCCCCATTATCATTTTTCAATGGAAATTGTTGAGGAATATATTTACCAGCAGCTCCATCATTGCTCGAATCATCTATAAATAAAACTTCGTAATTTTCATAATTTTGAGTCAATAAAGAATTGACACATAACTCCAAAAAGTTGCCTGGATTATAAAAAGGAACTATAACTTTTATTTTATTTTTAACTGACATTTAATTTTTTTACTGTGAATATAATTAAAAAATAAGAAAAAGCAAAATTTTTATATATTTAAATTAAAAAATGTCTAAAAAAATTACAAAGCCAGAACTTATAAAGATGATTTCAGAAGAATTTAACAAAGTTAACAGATTAAAAAACCTTGAAAACAAAAAAAATGCAATTTTAGAATCAATTAAGAAATTGGAAGAAGGAAATAGGCCCTCTAATGAAAGAGAATTGTTAGAGTTGTTAGACATAACAACTAAAGAAGAGTTGTTTAACATGCTTTGGTCATGGCAGTCTGCAGATGACCAGGCTGAGTTTTTAAAACATGCAAAATCGGAGTTGGGAATTGAAGAAGAGGAAGATGACAATGAAGAAGAAGAGTTGGAAGAGAAAGAAATGACAAAACGTGAAAAGCACAAAAGAGAAGATATTGTAATGGCTCTTAAAGATAAAATGAAAGATTTTAAAGATAGATATGGTAAAAAAGCCAAAGATGTAATGTATGCCACAGCTACAAAAATGGCTATGAACGAACCAAAAAAAGACAAATAAATTTGTAAAAAAATAAATTTAAAACTATTTATATAAAAAACATGAAAAAAACGCAGCTTAAAAAAGAGGACGTTCTTCAATTAATAAAAGAAGAATCTTATGTTCTTGCAAGAAAAAAAGAATTATATGGTATAGTTCAACAAATAAACGAAGAACTTTCAGGGTTAAACAAATTGGGTCTTGGTAAGATAGGTCTTAACGAAAGAGCTTTTATTGGCGGTTACGGATTTAAAGATGGGAATACAGGAACTGGATTTATTGAACCACAAAATATATCACACATAGCGCAATTAGAAAAAGAAATGGGTGCAGAACCTGAATCTGAAGAAAATGTAATAGTTGTTGAGCCTGTTGCTGACAAACCTATGATTGACGTGGCTGAAACAAAACCAATGATTGACTCAGATGTAAAAAAACAATTGATAGATATGAAAGAAAAAATTGACGTTCTTTTAAACTCTATGGAATAAATCTGGAAAATAAAAAATTTTTAAATATTTATAAAAAAATAATAACATGAAACTAACAAAATCACAACTTAAAACAATCATCCTCGAAGAGGCTGCAAAAGTAAAAAAAGAAATGCTTTTAAGAGAGCAACTTGAAGAAGTTCAAAAAGAACTTGAAGAAGTTATGGGCGGTCCTCACGGTGGCGGCAAAAAAACTTTTAAATCTGCAAAAGGCGACTTTATTCCAAAAGAATTCCCAGGCGCTCTTGTAGAAGATGAAGAAGAAATGGAAGAAACATACTCTTTAGAAGAGGAGGAGTTAGAAGAAATGTTGAAGGGCATGGAAGAAGGTATGCACCATGAAGAAGAAGAAGAAGAAGAAGAGGAAGAAGAAGAAATGGAAGAAGGTAAGCACCACGAAAAAGAAGAAGAAGGAGAAGAAGAAATGGAAGAAGAATTTTCTGAAGAAGAGTTAGAGGAGATGTTTAAATCTATGGAAGAAGGCATGCACCATAAAAAAGAAGAAGAAGAAGAAGAAGAAGAAATGGAAGAAGGTATGCACATGAAAGAAGAAGGTAAAAAATTCAACCTTTCTGAAAGTGCTGAGGTTCTTAGAATGAAAAAATTAGCTGGCTTAATCTAATTTAAAATATTCAGACATGTTACTTTCAAAAAACAAAAATTGTAGCTGTAATGGAAACTGTAATTGCGGAAAAGAAACGCAAACAGAATCATTAAATCAAACAAAAGAATTATTAGGTTCTTTTGACCACAAAATACCTGTTCTTGAAACAAGCAAAAACAATTATAAAGTGGTAAAAGAATCACCTGTTAAAAACATGTTATTATCTTAATATGAAAGTTGTATTGATTAAATGGATGATTCCTGCAGTAGCACATTGTCAAAATGGTTGTCGGCTTTGCCGTGACTTATAAAAAATAAACAAAAAAAAGAAAAGCCAAGATAAAAACTTGGCTTTTTTTATTTAATTATGATTGAATTTATTTTATTTTTATTATCAACAATAGGATTTACTATTATTGTTACAAAGTCTAAAATCGTAAAACCTTTTAGAGATTGGACGTTAAAATATACAACACTATTTTCATGCCCACTTTGTTTTGGAATGTGGTCAGGCATGATAATTTATTTCCTTCCAAATTGTTTAGAATTTATAAAATATGGATTTTCTTCCTCTTTTATATGTTATCTTTTTTATCTTCTAACAGCAGACCTGGTGAAGAAACATGATTAGTCTTTTTTTCCGATTTTAATTTTTCGTTTTTTGCAACAGGATTTTGTTCTTCATTAATTTCATCAAAAACTTTTTCAATTATATTAATAAGTCTATGTCTAACAACATCTTCACTGCCAAGTCTAACTATACCAAAATCTTCTATTTTTTCAAACTTATCCATAGCAATTTTAAGAGAACTTTTTGTTTTATCTTTTAAATCTATTTGTTTTTCATCTCCTAAAAGAATATACTTAGAGTTTTCCCCAATTCTCGTTAAAAGCGTTCTAAGGTTGTCTATAGATATATTTTGTATCTCATCTATGATAACTATTGAATTATCAATAGTTATACCTCTAACGTAAGCTATTGGTCTTTCTTCAATAAGACCTTCTATTTTCATAGTTTGAAATAGTTCGGTTCCAAGAAGCTTTTCAAAATTTCCGCTAAAAGAATACATTACTGGTTCCATTTTATCGGAAAGAGAGCCTTTTAAAAATCCTAATTCTTCTTCTTTTAGAGTTGTTACAGATTTAACAAGAATTATTTTCTTTATTTTTGGGTCTTTTTTCAAAGTCATCAAAGCTTCTGCGCAACTCAAAAAAGTTTTACCTGTTCCTGCAGGGCCGCTACAGAAGGTTACTTCTTTGTTTTGTATTGATTTGATTAATTTTTTTTGATTTTCAGTTTTGCATTTTACATTTATCCTTACAGATTCCAATGTATTTTTTCTTGGTGTAGAGTTTTCAATTATGTCTTTGTAAATTTCTTTCTCTTCTTCTTGTGTGTATTTTTTCTTTCCTTTTGCCATTAATTGTTTTTATTATAAATACAAATAAAGAATTTAAAAAACATTATACTATTTATGTTACTCCAGAATTTCTTTTTTTATAACATATTTATATTTAAAAAATGGCTGACAAAATAACGACATCTGAAATCGAAGATATAATCAAGAAAAAATTAAAAGAATCTGGTTTATCTGGCGATATTATACAAGGCTCAGTTAAACAAATCAAAGATAAAATAATGGATAAGTATAATTCTTCAAAACCAGAAGAAGGTACAAAGATTAACAATGCTCTAGAAAACAATGAAGAAAATAAGACTGTTAATGTTGACATTTCTTCAGAAATTCCATCTGGCATGGAAGAAGCAAATCCTGAACTTGTAAAACAAGAAGTTGAACAGGGCTTAAAAGAAAAAGAAATAGAAGATAAAGAAAAGGAACTAAAAGCAAAAGAGATTGAGTTAGACCAAAAAGAAAAAGAACTTGAATACAAGCCTCAATTACCTGAGCCTTTAAAAGAACTCGGGAAAGAACATTTTTTTGTTTTTGATGAAAATCAAATAAGCCTCGGAGCAGAAGCGCTTAGCAATTGCGCTTTTTATTTAAAAAATAATCCAGAAATGAAGTCTTCAATGCATTCTACTTGGATTAATAAAGCATTTACAAAAGCCGATTTATTTATAGTTGAATTTAAAAAGATTGGAGAGTTAGAATTTGACCCATACCAAGGAACAACTAAATTAATACAAAATACAACTGAAAATTCTGTTAAGGAAACAGCTACAAATACAGGATTTGAAATTAAAAAAACTATTATAGGTGATGATAAAATTCAAGAACTTACAGAAGAGGATGAAATGGATGTAATAATCAGAGAAAAAATTGAAAAAATGCTTAAAAGCATAAAAGTATAAAAATGAAAGAAAAAGATTTAAGAAAAATAATAAACGAACAAGTAAGAATAGTATTGTCCGAATCTGATTTGTCTACAAGTTTAGAGAGAGATTTGGGTGGTGTTTTAAATAATTTTTCAAAAATGCTTCCAACTGTTGCTTCTACGCAAGAAAAAAACAGTGAACAATTAAATAACGAAAGTGTTTTGTTAACTCTTGCTGGTTTTAACTTAGCTTTTCCTGGAATTTTAAAATTAATAGCTTCTTTTGGCAAAAAAGGTGCTGAAATAATAAATAAAAAATTGGGTAATAAGCCTGGTCAAAATAAATCTGAGCAATTTTTTAATGATATAATTACTGCCGCAGACCATCTACACCATATTTATCTAAAACCAATAGAACTTGTTGTAAAAAATATATTTAGAGTTCAAGACCCAGAAAAAGCTCATAAAATTTCAAACTTAGTATTTCATGCAATAGTTGCGACAATGCTATTTTATTCAGGAATAGGAGCTGTAAAAGCTTTTAAGTCAAAAGAATTGGCTTCTGGAACATTAGAATCAGCATTAAGCGCTGTGAAAACAGGAGAATTAAGAACTTTCTTACTAAACTCAATTGCTGAATTTAAATAATATGAACTTATCTGAATCTAAAAAATATAGATTTAAACAGTTAGCTGGTCTTTTAAACGAAGACACTGTTAATTTTAGCGCTTCTGGAGGTAGAAGCGACAAAGGAACTTTGGGTTATTTTGTAGAAGAATATTTATTAAACACCGCCTCTTTATTCGTTTCTAAATTAGATATAACAATAAAAAAAATAAATAAAATACTTGTATTAATTAAAGAGGATTCAAAAATAGATAAAAATAACATTTTCTTTAAATTTAAAATAAAAGATAGCCCTGATGAGTTTTCAATTAATTTAATAGTAAATCTTGAAAACTCTGCAAGAACAAGTTGCATTATATTATACAAAGATACAAAAACAAAATTCGACCTAAATTCACGCCAATCCTTATCAGACTTAAATCTTTTTATAGATGATTCTGTGGAAGCAATAATAAATCTTATAAAAATTCAAGGTTAGTATTGACTTTCAGTTTTTTTTCACTTAATTAAAACAAAAAAATATGACTAAATATAGTAAAATAGTAAATATTACTAATCAATCCGTTAATTTTGTTTGTGCCATGCCTGGTTCAGGTTCTAAAGGCATTCTATTAAATCCAGGTGAACTAGTTATAGTTGAATCTGTTGAGGTTAATGGAATCGCAATTAAAACTTCTATTTTAGGCGTTCAAGAAAGAAGAAAATTAGTTATTATTGAAGAAAATTTCAATAATTCTTTTTATGATTTTCCTCTTTATAAAAATTTGAAACAGTCAGATGTAAATGACAAAATCAATTTTTTAGACGCACAAAAAAATGCGGAAAATTACATGGGTAAATAAAAAATAAAAAATGAATAAAATTAAAATTCTATTTGTTCCATCTGACCTGGCGGGTGTTGGACATTTTCGTTGTATATGGCCAGCCCAACAAATTAATAAAGACTTTAGCGGAGAATTTGAAACAGAAATTAAAACGGCTATGGATTTAGACTTTGATAATATCGAATATTTTAAACAATTCGATATTATTCATTTTCATAGAGAACTCGGCTCTTTTGAAACAATGCCAAAATTATTTAAAACCCTAAAAGAGGCTGGAATTACTTTAATTGTTGACCTTGATGATTATTGGATGCCTCCAAAAACACACCCTTTATATGTTGCAATTATAAAAAATAAAATAAACGAAAAAATAATAAGCGTCTTAAAAGAGGCTGATTATGTTACTACAACAACAGACATATTTGCAAATGAAATAAAAAAGTATAACAAAAATGTGCTTGTTATGCCAAATGCTGTAAATACAAACCATCAAATGTGGAATGGAGAAGATGCAAAACAAACTGATAAAGTTAGAATTGGATGGATAGGAGGAAGTTGCTATGATTCAATAACAGAAGTTTTAACTGACTCTGGATTTAAATTTTTTAAGGATTTAAACAAAAATGAAAAAATTGCTTGTTTAAACCCTAAAACAAATGAATTAGAATGGCATTCGCCAAAAAATTATATAAAAGAAAAATATGCAGGTGATTTAAATTGCGGAAAAAACAGTTTGATTGATTATGCTGTTACTCCAAATCATAAAATGTATACTTCTATTTGCGATTCTTTAACTAAAAAGAAATTAAATTTTACGCTGCAAGAATCTAAAAACGTTCACAATAAAAATATGCATTTTAAAAAAGATGTTATATGGAATGGTGTAGAAAGGGAAACGTTTATTATCCCTAAATTAAAAGAAAAAGAAGATTTGGTTTTAAAAGGTGTTTTACAAGAGTATGAATTACACAATCAAGATAGTCGCAGTCGTAATTATAATGATTATACAAAAACAATTGTAAGAAATAAAATAAAATCATATGATTTTGATTATAAACTAGATATGGATTTATGGTTAAAATTTTTTGGATTTTGGTTGGCAGAAGGATGGACTACCTCTTCTGAAGGTTTATTTCAAGTGGGAGCATGTCAATTTAAAGACAATGATTTTTTAAATGAGATGTATATTGTTTTAAAAAATCTTGGGTTTAATCCTACATACACAAAAGACAAGCATCAATTAAGAGTGTTTGATAAACAATTATGGACATATTTATCGCAATTTGGTAAAGCAGAAGATAAATTTATTCCAAGTGAAATTTTAAATTTATCTAAAAGACAATTAAATATATTGCTTGAATGGTATTTAAAGGGGGATGGGAGACAAGATTCTAACGGTGAAAGATTTGACAAAAGATTAGATTCCAATGGAAAAACAAGAGGGTTTGTTAAATATAATACTTCTCGAAAAAGAGCATATACTGTATCGAAAAGACTCGCAGACAATATTCAAGAAATATGTTTAAAAACTGGCGTTATATCTACTTTGTCAAACAGAGGTAAAAGAAATAGTACAATGTCAGATGGTAGAAAAGTTTTTGCCAGATATGATGCTTATGTAATTAGTATTGGTTCTGACTCAATAAGAGCCAGAAAAAATCCACTGCTTAAATCAGAGAACCAATTTACCGTTCCTTATAACGACTATGTATATTGTGTAGAAGTTCCTAATAATATTATTTATGTAAGAAGAAATGGGAAAACAATGTGGTGTGGAAATTCACATTATCGTGACCTTGAAATATTAAAAGGGGAAATGAACAGACTACATGCAGACCCTGAATTAAAGGGAAAATATCAAGTGGTTATGTGTGGATTTGATATAAGAGGAACTTCTACTCAGGTTACACCAGATGGTCGTGAAATAACGAGAAAAATACAGCCTCATGAAAGTATATGGAACAAATTTGAAGAAATTTTTACTGATAATTATTCTATTTGCGACCCTATGTATGCTGATTATTTAAAAAAGCATACAAAAGACCCTTATGCTTTACAACCATTAAACGAGCTTGAGTATTTGAGAAGGTGGACTTTGCCATTAACTCAATACGGAAAACACTATGATTATTGTGATGTTTGTTTGGCTCCGCTTGAAGAAAATAAATTCAACGAAGTAAAAAGTGAATTAAAAATGATTGAAACTGGTTTTAAAAAGAAAGTTTTAATTGCTCAAGATTTTGGCGCTCATGGAGCGATTGTAAAAAACGGAGAAAATGGAATTTTAATTAAAACAAAAGACAACAATAAAGGCTGGTATAAAGCAATAAAAAAAGTTATTTTAGATAAAGATTATCGTGAACAACTTGCCAACAATTTAAATCAATTTGTTTTAGAAAACTATACATTGGAAAAGGTTACTGCTAAAAGGGTTGATATTTATAGAAAAATATATCAAAACAAGCACAAAGAAGAAATGGCAGAATACATAATTCCATAAAAGAATATTTTTCTACATATTTATTTAAAAAATTATGAATTATACTTTAAACTTTGGCGCAATAAAAGATTCTGTTTTCAAATTTTCTGGATACAAGATGTTGAAAGAAGGAAAAGAAAACGATATTTTAAAAAGATTTTTATCTGAGGTTAAATCAAAACCTCTACTTAAAGCACAATATTTTTTCTTTAAAAATTTAGAAGAAGGATATTTTAATAAAGAAAATTTAGCAGAAAGATACCTTAATCAAAATTTAAATTTAGTTAAAAATTTTAACTGGCATGTAATATTACAAGAACACAAAGTTTTAAGAAAACTTTATTTTCCAGAAGAGTTTATTGTTTTAGGTTCAGTTGAAAAAAGAGATTTATACGAATCTATTGCAATTCTTATAGAAAGTGTTACAAAACCAGGATATTCTAATTTTAATAAATCAGAGCAGGCTTATGATTTTATATTAAATCATTTAACAACTAAAAAAGTAGTAAGTGAATCTGTAGAATCTAAAGAAAAAGAAGACATGCCCTCTGTCTTTTCTTGGAAATATGTCACTCAAAAAGCAGTAAATAATTTTAATGAAAGATATTCACATTTAGACGAAAGTGAAAAAAGTTTATTAAAAATTTTAATGCAAGATGAAAAAGAAAAAAAACTTTATCTCGAACACTTAATAAAAGAAACTTTAACTCTCATAGAATCTAACAAAAAAGAAGAAAATAATATTCTAAATGAAGCTTTGAATAAGTTTGAGATAAAGATAAACTCAATAAAAGAAAAAGAATCAAAAAATATTGATGAAGATATAATGAACGTTCAAGAGTTAAAAGAAAATTTAAAAAAATAATAAATAAAAACCCACTTTTTAAGTGGGTTTTTTGTTATTGACTTATCATGTTTTTTGCACTATTTTTAATTTAAAAAATGCAAGAAGTTGTAAATAAAAAAAGAGAAAAGAAAAAAGGGTTTGATATTGTTATTAATAATTCTGAAAATGGTTTTAACGAAAATATACAATTTAATTTTGGTTCCATTGATGATAAAAAATTCCCAAAATCAATTTACATAAATTCGACTTTCTGGTTTGAATTAAATAAAGAAAAAATTATTGAAAACTTTGAAAATGATAATCTTTTCAATAGATTTTTTAGAAAATCTATAAATGATATTTTTAAAAATAACATATTAACAATAATTAAAAATAATGATTTCTTAGATAAGCAGGATGATGCTATATTCTATTACGATATACCAAATAATATATTTTATAGCGATAAAAAATGCTTCTGCTCTTTAGAACTAACATTATATACAAAAAACTTGCAGGGGGATAATATAGAATTTATTCAAATCGAGGAAAACCCCCTTTATAACACAGTCTTAACTATATCAAAATCAATTTCAAATTCAGATTTTTTTAAAGACAATCAGAACTACAAAGTGTTTAGAAGAAAAAAATAAATTTTTATCTATTTATAGATAAAAAAATGTCTCAATTTCCAAAATATATCATATCTGAATTTTATGACTTTACAGCTGATAAAACTGTAATCTTAGAAGCGGAAGCATCAAATAAACCAATTAAATTAAAAGGTATTCTTCAGAGAGCAAATGCTCAAAACAGAAATGGTCGTGTATATCCTTATGAAATACTTAAAAGAGAAGCTGATAAGTATATGGAAGCAGTCAAAGAGAGAAGAGCTTTGGGAGAGTGCGACCACCCAGAATGTGTTGATAATGATTCTTTTATATTAACAAAAGAAGGTTGGAAAAAAGCTTCAAACGTTACTTTAGAAGATGAAATATTAACTCTTAATAAAGAAAACAACAAAATAGAAATACAAAAACCAACTCATGTGACTCATAAAAATTATGATGGAATCATGTTTAAATTTTCAAGAAGAGATTTAGATTTAGTAGTTACTCCAAATCACAGATTTTTAATTGAAGATAAAAAAGGTAATAGATTTTTTAAAAGCGCTCAAGATTTATTTAATGAAAATGAAAGTGGAATAAACAATAAATCAAAAATATTAAAAGAAGGTGTTTGGGAATTTGAAGAGCAAGAATATTTTATTATACCTGGTATAGACGTTTCTTCATTTAAAAAATTACCTAAAAATTTAAAAGAAAGATATTCACAAGATTTAAAAATAAAATCTGAAGTTTGGTATGCTTTCATGGGTATATATTTAGCAGAAGGTTATGCAACTGGTTCAAATGGATATTATAAAAGAAAATTTAGAATAGGAATAACTCAAAAAAAAGAAGAGACAAAAAATAAAATAAGAGAACTTCTTAATGAATTTCCTTTATTGTTTACTGAATATACAGACAAAAATAATAAATCAGATTTTAAAGTTTCTGATGCTAGATTACATAATTACCTTTTAAAATTAGGAAATTCTCACAATAAATATATTCCTTCAGAAATTAAAAGTGGCTCATCTTATCTTCTTAATATTTTGTTTGAATGGTTTTTAATGGGTGATGGAAAAATTGGAAAAAGGGGAAGAAAAACAATCTTTAGTACAAGTGAAAATTTAATAATGGATTTTCATGAAGTTTTATTAAAAATAGGCGCTTCTGGAACAATACACAAAGAAATAAGAAAAGATAGAAAAATAAAAGATAAAACAATAAAAAAAATTGTAAATGAAAACGGGGAAGAAATAATAGAAGAGATTGAAAATGAAAGATTAATAAAATCATCAAATTCAAAACCAATGTTTTTTCTACATTTTTCTACAACAAAAAATATTTATTTAGATAATAGATTTTTAAAAATAGAAAAAGTTGAATATAATGATTTAGTGCATTGTGTAACTGTTCCTAATGAAGTTTTCTATGTAATGAGAAATGGAAAATCTCATTGGACTGGAAATTCTCCTATAGTTTCTTTATCCAACGTATCCCACCTTGTTACAAATATGTGGTGGGAAGGAGAAAATCTTATGGGAGAAATAGAATTGGTGGACACCGAAGCTGGTAATAAATTAAAAGGTTTATTAAAAAGCGGTGTCATGCTTGGCATTTCAAGTAGAGGTGTAGGCGGTGTAAAAAACATAAAAGGTGTTGATGTTGTTCAAGATGATTTTGAATTAATTGCATTCGACTTTGTTTCATCACCTTCTACACATGGGGCATATATGTTCAAAGAAAGTCGTCAGTGGGGCATGAAAAAATTAGAAGATTTAAATTACAATTCAAATAGCTCAAAACAAGACAGCACAAGCAATCCAGACTCAAAATTAATATTTTTATCAAAAGATAATTACTGGAATATATAATTTTTTTAACAAAACAGGTAAATATATTGGAAAATATTTTTTTTTCAACTATTTAATTTAAAATATAAATTATTTATGGATAAATCTTCTCTAAAAAAAGCATTGCTTGAAGCAAAAGAAATAGAAACCTTTGCCACAGAAAGTGCTAAGAAAATAATTGAAAAAGAGTTTCTTCCTAAAATTGAAAACACCGTTAAACAAGCTTTAATGGAAATGGAAGAAAAAGAAATGGAAGAAGGTTCTGAAGTTAGCTTAGAGCCAGGTTCTTCTTTAAATTTAAAAGTTAATGGTGATGGAACTATTACTTTAAAAACAGATTCTATTTCTGAAGTTCCAACTGAAAGCTCAACTGAATCTTCTATTTCAGAACCAGAAAAATCTATTGATTTAGATACAACTGTAGAAGAAAATCCAGAAGAGTCTAATGAAGAAAATGAAGAAGAAGAACTTTTTGAAATAGTTGAAGATTTAAATGAAGATGAACAAGACGTTGAAAAAATAAAAGAGGTTGAAGATAAAATAAACTCTCTTGAAAGCAAAATAGATAAAATTCTTGCTCTTGTTGGCGGAGAAAAACCAGAAGGCGAGGTAGAAATCGTTGACGATGAAGCTGAGACTGAAGAAGCTCCAGCAGAAGCTCCAGCAGAAGCTCCAGCAGAAGCTCCAGCAGAAGCTCCAGCAACTGAAGAGAAGCCTGCTGCATCAGCAAAAAAACCTACAACTCCAGAAGCTCCAGCAGCAGCCGAAGAAGAGGAATTAGTTTTTGAATTTGAAGACTTAATGGATGGTGAAAAAAATAAAGATTTACAAGAAATCAAGAAAATGTTAAAAGAATTAGAAGAGCTCGAAAATATGGAATCTGAAGAAGAATTAGAAGAAAATTCTTCTGAAGAATCAGAAGAAGAGTTCTACTCTGAAGAGGAATTAGAAGAAGACATGCAAATGGAAGCCTTACTTAATGAATTCTTGAAAGAATATGGTGATGAACATGAAATGACTGTTGCTGACGCTCTTAAATCAAGCGATGAAGAAGAGCTAATGGAAATAGAAATCGCAGAAGGCAATGATGAAGAAGAGATGGAAGAAAGTATTTCAACTTCATTAGATAATCGCCAAGGACAAAACAAAAAACCAGAAACTCCACATAAAAAAGTTAGATACGGATTGAGTGAATCAATCAAAGCTCAATATGAGTCTAAATTAGACGAGCTTAAAAAAGAAAACGAAGGTTTAAAATCTGCACTACAAGAATACAAAGATTCTTTTGTTGTTCTTCGTAAGCAGATTAATGAAGTTCAAACTTTTAATGCAAAGCTGGCTTATGCAAATAAAGTGTTTACAAAAGGAGGTTTAACAAACGAGGAGAAAACTCGCATTTCTGAACAATTTGATTCATGTAAAACAGCGGAAGAGGTAAAAGCTGTTTACAACAAATTAATTAAAGAAGGCGTGTCAGCTGTTAAATCAAGTGTAGACAAAATAAAATTACCTAAAGCGGCAAGCAATTCAAACAAAGGTACACTTTACGAAAGTGAAGAAACTAAAAGAATGAAAAAACTTGCTGGAATACTCTAAAAAAACTCTAAAAAAAATAAAAAATGAGTGAATTATTAAACAGTGGTCAATTTGGTCTTACCAACCTACGTACTCTTGCTGAGCAACGCCAAGTAATTGCACGTAACTGGGAAAAATCTGGACTTTTGGAAGGCTTAGGCAAAAACCAAAAATCTAGTATTGCCCAATTGCTTGAAAACCAAGCATCGTATTTATTAAATGAAGTAACCCTTGACGCTTCAGCTGGTCGTTTCGATACAGTTGCGTTTCCAATGGTTAGACGTATTTTCTCTCGTTTGTTAGCTAATGACATCGTATCGGTTCAGCCTTTGGCTCTTCCTTCAGGTTTGTTATTCTACATGGACGCAAGAGTATCTACAAACAAAGTGTCTCCTTATAGCATCGCTAATGGTCAGCCTGGTTCTACTTATGGTAATGGTTCTGCTTATGAAAGATTCTATGACAACAACGGTTATGATGCATCTTTCGGTACAGGTTACACTGCAACTGCTGCGAATGCTGTTAGTCTTCAAAATAATGCTGTTCTTGGTGTATCTTTTACTTCAGGTAGTACAACTAACGGTTTGATTACAACTGCTATAACTTTAGGAACAGACTTTAACGTTAGCACATCTCAATCTTCTGCTTCTCTTACTTTCACTGCTTCAACAGCTATTCTGTACAATGGAGTTCAAATATTTGGCGTAGGTCAGGTTATACCTTTCTACTCTCAATTACAGACTTATGGTCAAGATTTATTTGCTGCTGGAACATTTAATGTTGTGTTAGATATTCGTCCTGCTGGTATCTACGGTCTTGATTTTGATTACTCAAAATTAGGTACTAATGGTGTTGGTGTATTGTCTGCAAATGCATTTTACAATGTATATAGCACAATAGAAGCTTCTCCATTAATGAGTGAATTAACTATACGTTTCTCTTCTGTTACTGTCGTAACTGAAACTCGTAAGATGAGAGCACACTGGACACCAGAGTTAGCGCAAGACTTAGAAGCATACCACTCAATTGACGCTGAAGCTGAATTAACAGCTTTATTGTCTGAAGAAGTTGCTGCTGAGATTGACCGTGAAATCATAAAAGACCTTATAGATGGCGCTATGTTCCGTGCTCGTTGGGACTATGCTGGTCTTTCTAATAATACATCTTTCTTCGGTACTCAAAAAGACTGGAACCAAACTTTGGTAACTCGTATCAATGAGGTTTCTGCTCAAATCCATAAAGCTACTCTTCGTGGTGGTGCAACTTGGGTTGTTTGTTCTGCTGAAGCTGGTGCAATATTCGATGACCTTGAATATTTCCATGTAGATGGTTCTGCTCAACCTGAGTCTGAGAAATACAATTTAGGTATTGAGAAAATAGGTGCTCTTAGCAACAGATACACTGTTTACAAAGACCCTTATCTACCATCTAACATCATATTGTTAGGTCACAAAGGAAGCACATTCCTTGAGGCTGGTTTCATATATGCTCCATATATACCACTTCAGTTGACTGCAACAATCTATGACCCTAATGATTTCACACCTCGTAAAGGTATCATGACACGTTATGGTAAGAAAATGGTTAACAACCGTTTCTATGGTGTAATCTATCTTGATAATCTTAACACTTACGCTACAGTTTACACTAATCAGAACTAATCTGAGCATTTAGTAAAAAACTAAGCATACAAAAAAATTAAGGGAACTTGCAAAAGTTCCCTTTTTTTATTTATTTATTACAAATGACTTTAATCCTATTTTTATTTCTTTGATATTTATATTATATTTGCATAAAATAAAAAAACATGGGGAAAAAAATATCATTAGAAAATGAAAAGATTATTGAAATAAGAAATCTTTATTTAAAAGAAAAAAAAACAACAAAAGAAATATCAAGACTAATAAATATATCTGATACAGTTATTTGTAAAACGCTAAAAGAAATAAATTCATATATAAATACGAATTATATTGATAAAATAAATTTTAAAAAAGGAGATTTACAAAAAGAAATAAATAAAAGAAAAGATTTGTTATTATTGAAAGATTTTGCGATACATGAAATAAAAGAAGAAAATAAAACAAATTTTATTGCTATTTGTAAAATAACTGGTAAAATTTTTAAAGATTACAAAAATTCATCTGGGGCATTAACGAATCATCTAAATGAGATTTTTCCTGGATTTATCCACCCAAGTAATTTTATTAAAAGAGAATATAAATTAAAATATGGTAAATATTGGCATGAGCAATATTTTGATTTAATATCAATTGAAGAATCAAAAAAGGAAAAATTAAAATGTTCTTATTGTGATTGGAACACAAACGATTTATCTAATAAAAGCGGGTGTTATACAAGTCACTTAAAAAATGAGCATCAAATATATGATATAAAAAATCATTTAGAAAAAAACCCATCAGAAAGTTTTTTATTTAAAACTTTAATAGAAAAGTCAATTAAAAAAGAAATAATTTTATCGAATAATAAAAAATCAGTTGAATGTATTATTTGTAAAGAAAAGTTTGCAAAAATAACAGAACAGCATTTAAGAAGCAAACATGGAATTTCATTGTTAGAATATAAAACAAATTTTTCTACAAATACTATGAGCGAAGATTATAGAGATAAAATGATAAAATCATATAATGAAAACTTAAAAAATTTTGGTCACACATTCACTTTAAAATCTCAAACTGAGATAAAAGATTTTTTATTAGAAAATAAAATAATTGTTGAATTAAATAATAGAAAAATTTTAAATGGAATAGAAATTGATATTTTTTCCGAAGACAAAAAAATAGGAATTGAATTTAATGGAAACATGTTTCATTCAGAATTGTTTGGTAAAAAAGATTCAAAATATCATTTAAACAAGACATTTCTAATGAATTCAAAAGATTATCACCTAATTCACATTTTTGAAGATGAGTGGGAATTAAAGAAAGATATTGTTAAAAACAAATTAATTCATATTCTAGGAAATAATAATTTAGAAAAAATTTATGCAAGAAAATGTGTGATAAAAAAAATAAATAAAGAAGAAAAAGATGTTTTTTTAAACAAAAATCACATTCAAGGAACGGATAACAGTTCTGTTTTTTTAGGTGCTTTTTTTAATAATAATCTTATTTCTGTAATGACTTTTGATAATAAACGCTCGATGTCAAAAAGAAAAAATGATGATAATTCATATGAGTTATCAAGATTTGCGACTGATATAAATTATAGAATTATAGGGATAGCAAGCAAAATGCTTAATTATTTTATAAAAAAATATAATCCTAAAAATATAATAAGTTTTGCTGATAGAAGATGGACTTTAGATAAAAATAATAATTTGTATACAAAACTTGGCTTTGAATTAAAAAATATTTTGCGACCTGATTATTCTTATTATAATACAAAAATTGACATATATAAAAGATTTCACAAGTTTGGTTTTGGAAAAAAATCTATAAAGAAAAAATTCCCAGAAATATATTCTCCAGAAAAGACTGAATGGCAAATGATGCAAGAAGCTGGATATGATAGAATATGGGATTGTGGAAAATTTTGTTATGAATTAAATTTAAAATAAAAAATTATGAAAAAGAGTGGGACGGAAAGACAAATTCCACTTATGAAAAAGTTTTAAATTCAATAAAAAAAAATTTTTCTGAAATATTTTTTTAAAAATACACCTCATATATTCTCCAGAAAATATTGAATGGCAGATGACGCAAGAACTTGGATATGATAAAATGTGTGATTACGGAAAATTTTTTATTATTTATTGTTATCATGATTAATCAAATTAAAAATATAAGAATTGAAATAAGAGCTTTATTAGAAAATATTCAATTAGCAGATAAATATTATTTTAAGACTGGTAAACTTTCCCCCAAAGTAAAAGATATTATTATTAAAATAACTAATGGAGATAATTATACAAAAATCATTTCGGACATTTATTATGCCATGTTACAAAGTGACATAAAAAGAGGAAAGTGGGCTTTGTCTGTTATTTCAGATGAAGACACTGATGAAGATTTAGACGATGAAACAATACATCATGAAACAGAGAATGATGTAATGGATATAAATGATTTAAAAAAGGTAAAATCTTATTATGTTCAATTAAAAGAATATAACAAAAACCTTTTCCCTATAAAAAATTTAGATATTAACAATGTAAAAGATATTTGGGGTTTAATTACGTGTTTAAATGTAAGGGGAGAAATATTAAATGAAATTAAAAAATTTCCATCTATTGCTATTAGAAATTTAAAAAATGAAATAAGAATCCCAAGAGATAGCAAAGAATTTTCCGATTTGCTTCGCAATATTGAATATATAAATTCGCACCTATCTTTTTTGTCTAATAGAGATGAAAAATCAAGAGAGAAAATTTATCAAAAAATATTCAAGTCAAACAATACTTTTTCAGATATTACAGATTTTGTTGAACAAAAAGAAAATTTATTAGGAGGTGAAACAATTACAAAAAATAAATTTAAACAAATTATAAAAGAAAATTCATATGATTTAGAAACAGTTTATAGTAAAGGAAATATTATGGTTGTTTCTGTAACAGACGTGGGTGGAATAAAAAAAATAGGATGCAATTCTCTTTGGTGTTTTACTTATGGAAAAGAATTAGTGAACGCATATAGAGATTGGAATAATTATTCAACCAATGGATATGTTTATGTTATTATAAATTTTTCCATGCCTTCAAACGACCCAGAATTCATGATGGTTCTTACAAAACCCCTTCCAGAAAAAGAGGAAGATATAGAAAAAGAAGAAGAAAATCCTTACACTTTATTTTATATGGATAATGAACCAGTTTATCATGCCAAGCATGTTTTAAATGATTTGCTTGGACGAGAAAACGTTGACAAATTATTTTTATTTGGAGAAGAATATTTTGATAGACAAGAAATAAAAACAGATGCTGAGAAATTATTTAAAGAAAAACATTCATCTGCAGACCAGCCAACCCCTTCTTTTAAAGATTTTTATAAAGAATTTTTAGAAAATTTTGAAGAAAAATATGAAGATAATGATAAAATAAAAAACATAGTTAAATATGTTTATAATGAATTCACAATAAACCCAGACCAAATGAAACTTTTTGAATTAAAATTAAGAGAAAAAGTAAGAGAGTTTTTATTAGAACGTTGGTCAAAAAAATATAAAAAAAGTATTGAATGTTCTCACCCGAAAGGATTTAGTCAAAAAGCACACTGCGCTGCAAGAAAAAAAAGAAAAAGAGGTTTAGATTATATAGAAAAAAAACGTGTTGCCTCAAAAGAGAAAACAAAAAAAATGCATTCTTTAAAAGAACAGTTTGATAATGATTTTGACAGAGTTGAATATTATTTAGAACATTACAAGAACTTATCCCCTTCTGATTTTATGATAGAAAGACAAGGTGAAGAAATAAAGATTTCAGGAATTGTAAAAAAATAAAAATTACTTTCTATTTATATTAAAAAATTATGTTTCCACAATACGGTACTTTTCAAGCTGTTCAATTATCCGCAGGCTCTACATATGATGCTTATTTTTTAGGTGACGGTGTAACAGCAGCAACATTAAATAGATTTTATTGCATTTCTGCTGGTACAATGACAATGACATTAATTGGCGGGGGAACTTTTACAACTGCCCCTATGACACCTGGTCAAGAATTTTATGCTTTACCAAACTCTGTTAAAGTTAATACAGGAGGAGTCTTTATAGGTTTTAGACCTAAACATGCTTGGGGAACAATGAGATTAACTCCTTGATTTTAATAAATTTATAAAATAATATAATGGCAACAGTTGGATATGGTGGAATGTGTTATGATATGTGTATGTCTGGAATGACATCTCAAGAAAAATATTCATTATTTCAAAGAATTCGTTTAAAACTTGGCGCTCCTATTATGGGAGTAGAACTTACAGATGACCAGATAGAGGCTTGCGTTTGTGAATCTGTAGAATATTTTTCAGACTTTATCAATCAATGGACATTAGAGAACAAATTATCTCAAATGTTAGGCTTACCAAATGATATTGATTTTACTTTAAAATACGTATCGAATAATTTCAATTTTGAGAGGACTTTTGCGACAGCCTATAGTGAGATAAACGAAGGAGCTTCAAACAGCATTAGACCGCTTAAAACAGGCTCTATTATGCTTACAGCAGGTACTCAGGACTATTATCTTCCCGATAGTCAAGAAATAAGCACAATAATGTGGTATACACCGAACTTTATTAACTTGTTTGGTCTTGACCCATTTGCACAAGGAAACATAGCTTATACTGAATTTGGAGCGTCATTTGCTGGATATTCACTTTATTCAGTAATGCCTGTATTTGATACAATTTTAACTGCTCAGTCAGCTAAAGTGAGAAATAAAGTAAGAGCTTCTGAATATAGTTACAGATTAACTGGTGGACCTAACGGAACCAAAAGATTAACTGTATATCCTGTTCCTACAGTTATGGGAAATGCAGGTAATGTTTATCCTCAAGTTTCTGGATTTGTAACTCCTGGAACTTTATTTTATAATTATTATGATACTTTGGGATATATCGCTGGTAATGATTTGTTAAGCGGAAATACAGCAAACCCATTAGGACTTGGAAATACAGGAAACACTCGTGGAAACGGATTAGTTTCAGGCCCTGCCGATGCTGGATTATATAATTTAACTTATACAGAATTAAATGATTGGTCTAAAAACTGGGTTAAAAAATATGCTCAAGCAAATGCAAAAGAATTATTAGGTTTAGGTATTAGAGGTAAATTTTCTGGAAATCTTCCTATTCCTGGAAAAGAATTGACATTAAATTCATCTGAATTAATAGAAAAAGGAAGAGCTGATATGGAGTTTTTCAGAAATGAATTAAAAGAAAGATTAGAGAAGTTGAATTATAAAGCCATTGCAGAGATGAATAATTCAATACAGGAAAGTGTAAATAAAACTTTATCATATTCCCCTATGGGTTTATTCATAGGATAAATTAAAAACAAATGGAAAACGAAGGAAAAGTTCTTAATGGTGGCGATAAAGTACCTTTTTTACAAAATGGTAACAATACAGAAATAAATAAAAAATTAGATACTGTAAAAAAAGGTATTCAAACATTTTTTGGAGATGCAGAAGAAAGATTTTTCCAAAGTGCTGGTCGTGAAATTTCAGAAAAAATTCTATTGGAAAGCTTTATTCTTTATAGAGTTGATTTAAATAAAACAAGAACTCATTCACTATATGGAGAGGCTAAATTTAAGAAATATCTTGAAACTGTAGAAGTTTTTGGCCTTATAAACGTTGAATCTGACTCTCCTGAATATACAGCTGGAGAAGGATTGATAAAGAAAGGTTTTGGTAAATTAACTGCTCAAGTTTATTTAACACATTTAGAAGAATTAAATGCTCAGATAAGAATGGGGGATTTTGTTTATCATAAAGGTAATTATTATGAAATTATTGATGATGGTTCTTCTAATATTAGCAATGAATACGCTTATGGCGGTGATAGATTTTTCTATATCAAGATAGAAGGAGTCAGAGTTACTAAAGACAAATTTGAGGGAAGATAAATATTCTTTGCTATTTATTATAAACCAAAAATGAGCAAAAGAATAAAAATAATTAATACATCAGGACAACGTTTACCAAAAAAACCAAACCCAAACCAATCTGATTTAAAGGCATTTGGTTATGATACAGTGAGTGGAACATATTATTCTTTACCAATTGAAATTGGAATAGATAATAATCAAATAGTGCCAACTAATATTGGAACACAATCTGACGCTTTGAATATATTAACAAATAGTGTTTCTACGGATGGGAGCAATCATGGATTTTTGACAGAAACATTAATAGGTAACGGAGGCAAAACAATAATACAAATTGGAGCTGTTTGGAATACAGTAGGAAATCCAACTTTATCTGATAATGTTGTTGTTTATGAAGACATAGTAATTCCAGGAGTACCATTTATTGTTCAGCTTGGTGAACCAGGAACACCATTAAATGAAGGGGAAACCACTTATGTAAGCGCATTTGTTATAGCAAATGGAATAACCGCTGGTCAATCAATAGAAGAAGTTGTTTATGGTGGTCAACTTAATTTTGTTCCACGTTTTTGTCTTATTGAAGGCACTTTGATTACTTTATTTGATTTTACTCATAAAAAAATTGAAGACATAACTTATGAAGATGATTTACTTGTTTGGAATTTTGACGAAGGAAAGTTTGATAAATCAAAACCATTGTGGATTGCACAATCAACAATAGCATATGAGTATTGTTTAACAAAATTCAGCGATGGCTCTGAACTAGGCGCTATATTACCTCATCTTGGACACCGTATTTTAAATATAAATAAAGGAACTTTCACTTACACAATGAATGATGATGCAGTCATTAATGAAACAATTACATTCAAGGAAAACGGAGAAAATATAACTTTAATAAGCAAAGAAATTGTAAAAGAAACAGCTAAATTTTATAATATAATCACTGATAAACATTTAAATATGTTTGCTAATGGAATTTTGACTTCTTGTAGATTAAATAACATTTACCCAATAGCTGACATGAAATTTATTAAACACGAAAAAGAACTTAAAAAGATAGAAGAGTTTGAAAATATTTCTGACATAGTATTTGATGGATTAAGATTAGCTGAACAGGATTTTTCAGTGGAAGATTTGAAAAAATATATCTCTACGAGAAATATAAAATGAAAATACTTTTTTTAGACCATCAGGGAGTAATGTTTTTAAATAAACACTCAAGAGTAGGAACCCTTGTTGATTTCGACTCTGAGGCTGTAAAAACGTTAAATTCGATATTAATTAAAACGGATGCAGAGATAGTTGTTTCTTCTGATTGGAAATTATGGGCGACTTTAGAAGAAATGGGAGAATTTTACTTAAAACAAGGTATTGTTAAAAAACCAATAGCATACACTGGAAAATTTGAAAGATATATTTATGAAATACTTAACAAGCAACGTTCTGCTGAAATTTTAGAATGGCTTAATTTTAATGAGAATATTACTCATTGGGTTTCCGTAGATGATTTAGATATGTCTCCTTATTTAAATAATTTTGTAAAGACAGATTCTAAAATAGGATTAATAGAAGATGGGATAGAAGAAAAAATATTAAGTTTTTTTTAAATGTTTTCAACATCATTAAAGTTAATGTTATTATGAGATTCGTAGAAAGAACAAACATCATTTTTTATTATTAAAATTTGGGGAGATTGATGTATTACATTAAATTTATCTGCAATTTTATTTGATAATATTCTGTTATCAATTACATCAACAACAATATACATAAATTTATCTGGATTGTTTTTATAAAATTTAATAAAATCTTTCATTACAGTTTTGCTAACAACACATCTTTCGCTGTGTTTTAATATAATAATTGGCTTATGAAAACTATAATAAGAAATATCTTCAATATTATAATTTTTAATAAATTGTTTATAAGAAATATTATTATTATTTTTAAAAAAAGAAATTATTTTATTTATTATATTCATTATTTTAATTATTTTATATTTTATTTATAAATTAGAATATATAATAATTCTAATTTTTAGTTATTTTTATTTAGTTATTAATTTATAATTATATATAATATTAACATTCTCCTTAGGGAAAACAAACTACAAAACCCCCTTTCCCCCTATAGTTTTTTTTATATATTTTTTATAAAAAATCCTCCTCAGTGTAAATCAAACTCATCAGACAGAACCCCCAAAACTGCTACCTGACTGCAAACAAAGCTAATTAAAGGCGAATATAATTAAAAAAAAAGGAAAAATCAAGCTTTTTTAAAAAAAACTTATTATTTATTGTTAAAGAGCATGTCTACTCCTTCGCAAAATATTGAAAATCTTTTAAATCAATTTTCTAAGAATACCAATTATCTTCCACAAAAATTGCTACTTGAAGATATTGACCAGGGCGTTTTTGATTTCTTTAAAAGTTTTAATTTAAGTTTAACAATTGAAGATGGGACAAAAAAACCTGTTCCTCTAGTTTTTTTAACACAAGAAAAATGGGCGGAATTTCAAAAAAACTGGAAAGCTTTAAGAAATGAAAATAATGAAGAAATAGGCTATCCCTTTATCACTTTGAGAAGGACGGGTGTTAAAAAAGGGACTTTGCCACAAAGATATACTATTCCTAACAAGAAAAAGTTTTCTTTTATAAAAGTTCCGAATTTTGATGGAAAATTGAAAGGGTTGGACATTTATAAAGTTCCTCAACCAACATGGGTTGATTGCACTTATGAATTTAAATTTTTTACTCACTATATGCAAGATGTAAATACTTGTTATGAATTGGTATTAAATGAAATATTTTCTTCTGGAGAGGGATATATGAATATTAATGGATATTATATTACAATGCTGTTACAAGACCCTTCAGAAGAGAATAATATGAATGAAATTGCGGCAGACAGAAGGTTTTCAATTAACTTTCCTTTACTTGTTCATGCCAAGTTAGTAAACCCAGAAGATTTCGAAAAAGTAAATTCTATAACTAAAGTATCAATTAATATAACTGAAAGCTGAATTTAGTTTTTTTTTTGATATTTATTTAAAATAAAAAACAAAAATCAAGATGGCAGAAATTTTTTTATCACCAGGAGTTTATACAAGAGAACAAGATTTCTCAGCTTATGCATCAACAGTTGGCATAACAAAGTTGGGACTTGTAGGATTAACATTGAGAGGACCCGCCTTTGAACCAATCAAAATTTCCACAACAGACCAATTTATTACAACTTTTGGCGGAACGGACACTAACTTGCAATTACCATATGTAGCAAACGCATATTTAACTCAAGGAAACCAATTAACAGTAGTAAGAGTGTTAGGAAACGAAGGTTACACTAACTCAAATGCATGGGTGATAACTTCATCTGCTGTTACAGGTTCAACACAACAATATTTTACATATGGTTATGGAATGTTGGCAGGTGGAAGAGATGCTGTTGCAGAAACAAGAGCATTTAATATTTTTACGGTAGTAACAGGTTCAACTTATACTAATTACAATTGTGCTTTTTATATAAATAATAGCGGACATTACACTTACTTAGGAAGTTCTCCAGTGTTTAACAGTTCTGATGATGCTTCAGCGGCAGCACAAAATTTAGCAACTGGAACAACGCTTGCAAGTGGTTATACGTTATCATACACTTCAGGAAATACTTTTAAAATACAAGCTCCAGTAGGTTTAGGGGCTGCAGGAAATGGAATCGTTGTTGATGCATTTTCTTATCACGTTCCACTTACAACTGTAAATATTAATAGTCAATTATTAGGCGGCTCAAATTCTGTTGCCGCTACTTCTGCATCTACAACTTTTAATGTTATAGTAGGAGCTTCTGGCGGAGATATTGCAACAATATCTATTGGAAACGATACAATAGGAACTGGAACTTTAACAGCTGGAACAACTACAGAAACCGCTTCTCAAATTTCAAGAATTCCTTTATCTAATTCTTATCATGCGATTCCATCTTCAAATGATTTTACAATATTTGCACCAGCAGGTTCTGCTTATAATGGACTTGTTTGTACAGTATTACCGATAGGAGATTTTCAACTGGAAAATACAGGATATACAACTGTTAATGAATATACTAACCCAGCATTTGACGAAGTTCCTCTTTGCATAATAAGAAGTAAAAAAGTTGCTGGTTATCCAGACCCTAACGCTTTTGAATTTATACAAGAAAGTGATGTGGTATTGGTTCCTGGAAATGCAACTTCAAATCCATTGTCTAGTTTTGTTATATCTGGTATAACATCTTCTTTAGCAACAAATCCAATTACAGTTTCATTGGATGAAACTCAATCAAATTATATCGTTAAAGTTTTAGGAAAAAATCCTATGATACAAAATAATGCAAATGAACACGGTTTATATGTTGAAGCTATTTATCCTCATTATTTAAGACAATACGCTGCAAGCCCAGGCTTAGGATTAATTGTAGGTATTAACTCTGGATTTACATTCAATAGTTCTGCTGAATATACTAACTACGCTTCTAATTACACAAATTCTGTAACTCCTTGGGTTGTTTCTAATATTGTGGGTAACAAAGTAAAAAGATTATTTAGAGCACATACAATAGCTGATGGAGACTCATCTGCTTCTGAAATTAAAATATCTATTGCAAATATAGACTATGCCAACTTTTTATTTGACATTTATGTAAGACAATTTACAGATACTGATGCAAGTGCAGGTTCAACTATTTTAGAAGCTTTTAGAAGTTGTAGTCTTGACCCATCAACAGTTAACTATTTTGGTAACTTAATAGGAACAATTGATGAAGTATATCCGCAAAAATCAAAATATATAACCCTTGAAATTGTAGATGGAATATCAAGAAATGTTGTCCCAGCAGGTTTTGAAGGTTATCCTTTGATTACATCAAATACAGGCTCAACTAAAACTACAGGTGTTGTTTACAAAACTGGTTATACTGATGTGGATTCTGTAGCTAAAGCATTTTTAGGTATATCTGAATTAGCTTACAATAGATTACAAACTGCTTACAATTCAATAAACGGAACTAGTGTAACCATATCTAACTCCGTTAAAACTTTAGAGGCTGATTTGTTTAAATTTAGAGGAAATTCTACATCGGCAAATACTGTAATTTCTCTTGGTTTCCACTTAGAAAATTGCTCAAATACATCTTTATCTGGAAGCTTTGTTTCAACAAGCGTAAACTCAATAACAGGATATACAAAAGCTCAAGCTAAATTTACGCTTGTTCCATTTGGTGGTTTTGATGGATTTAATCCTTACAAAAATCCAGAATTTAGAGATGCAGCAGCAAACTTTGATTTTCAAACTGACTATTATAACGTTCAACAATTGAAAACCGCTATTGATAAGATAGGAATACCAGAAGCTGTTGATATTAACTTATTTGCTTTACCAGGTGTTAATTTCTATGATAGTGCAAACTCTGTTAGATATGCATTGAACATGGTAGAAGAAAGAGCTGACTCTTTATATGTTATTGACGCTCCTCAATCTTCTGATAATCTTGATTCAAACATTGTAACAAGTGAACTTGCTTCAACAGGCATAGATAGTAATTATGCAGCTACGTACTGGCCTTGGGTTCAAATACTTGACCAAAACCTTAATCAATATGTATATATAGCTCCAACAGCACAAGTTGTTCAGTCAATAGCTTACACAGACAATGTTTCTTATCCTTGGTTCGCTCCAGCTGGTTTTAATAGAGGATTAATGAATGTGACAAAAGCACAGCTAAAACTTACAAAAACAGATAGAGATACGCTTTATGACCAAAGAATAAATCCAATTGCTACTTTCGTTCAACAAGGCGTTGTAATATTTGGACAAAAAACATTGCAACAAAGACAGTCTGCTCTTGATAGAATAAATGTAAGAAGATTATTATTACAAATTCGTAAAGTTATCGCTGCTGCTTCACAAACATTATTATTTGAACAAAATGATACTGTTTTGCAAGACCAGTTTAAATCTAAAGTTGACCCTATCTTGTTACAAATACAAAACAATAGAGGTTTGTATGGATATAAAATAGTTATGGACTCTTCAAATAATACAGAGGAAACTATAGCCAGAAACACATTGGTTGGTAAAATTCAACTTAAACCAACTCGTACTGCGGAATTTATAGACCTTACGTTCCAAGTCCTTCCCACAGGCGCAAATTTTTCGGATTTTTGATTTTAACAAATTTTAACAATTAAAAAAGGCGTAAAACATTGATTTTTACGCCTTTTTTGTAAAAAAGAAAACCCGAAAAAAGGAATGAAAACTTGTTCGAGAAAATGCGCTGATGAATTAAAAAAAATAAATTCAAGAGAGGAAAGAGAGTGCTTATATTGTAAAAACAAATTCTCAATTAGAATCAAAAAATGGAAAAGATATTGAATTAGAAAATTTCAATAAAACAAAATGGAAATCCGTCACTGAATTTGGAGATAAAATAAAAGTTTTAATCAACAAAGATGCAATAAATATTTTTGTCATTGGTTTACAATTATAATTTTTTTACTTAATTAAGTAGATGCAAATTTACTTAATAAAAGCTAAAGAATTACATTTATACAAGATAGGTATAACAAAAAATGTTGAAAGAAGATTAAAGCAGCTTCAAACTGGTTGTCCATATGAATTAGAGTTGGAAAAAATATATGAGCCAAAACAATTTACAACAAAAATTGAAAAAATGCTTCACAGGAGTTTTGCCTGTTATCAAAAAAACTTAGATTTTTCAGAGTTACAAGGGGAATGGTTTAACCTGCCAAATGAAATTGTTTTTAATTTTATTAGTACATGTGAAAAAAATGAAAATCAATTGGTGTTTTTAAAAGAAAACGGAAATCCTTTTATAGATTAATTACAAATTTCATATTTCCACAGTCCCAAATTCTATCATACCCGTTTTTCATTGCAATTTGCCATTCGCTTTTTTCTGGGTTTGCGTCTGGAAATTTTTTGAGCAATATATCTTTTCGCAAAGAGAATCTATGCATTCTTTTTAGATAATCTTTCTTTTCCATGTAAAAGTAGTTGGGTTTCGTATAATCAATAAAGCTAAAACCATTTTTAAAATAAACAGTATTTTTATAGTCCATCCCACTCCATCTCATATCTGCGTAGGATATTATTTTTTTGGGTTTTTCTATTTTTATAAAAGCTTTTAATAATTTAGAAAAGGCTCCTACAACATTAACATTTTTTTTATTTGCAAATCTTATTAGTTCAAAGGAATTTTCTTCTTTCTTTTTATTTCCAAGCGCTTTTCTTTCGGACGAAAAAGACATTACTGATACTAACTCATTATTATTGAACAATCCATATCTTATTTTATCAATACTTTTTCCTTGCATGTGATTTTCAGAAAGGAACTTATCTTTTTCATCATTTGTTATTTTTTTTATTTCACAATTTCTGGCAAATATTTTTGTTTTTGTTTTTTTCATCATGTTTAATATTCTGCTTATGATTATATCTTTTTTTTCATACCATTCATCTTCAAAGATATGAATAAGCTTTATTCCTTTTTCAAAACACATTTGGCTTTTTAGTAGATGATAGTATTTATCTTTGCACCCCCCAAGCTCAGAATGAAAATAATTTCCGTTTATTTCAATAGCCAAAGATATTTCAGGAATGTAGATGTCTAATTCTAATGGTGCAATAATATCTTTTTTGTTAGTATTAAAAAATATGTTTTCACTTTTTAAAAACTCTCTAAATTCCATTTCTATTATTGAGTTGGCTGCAATAGGATAACAAGTTCTACAAATAGGGATTTTATTTATTAATCTGGAAGTAAAAATTGTATTACAAACATTGCACTTTATTTCGTAAAAAAAGTATTTTAGAGAGCCTGATTCTTTTGTTCTTAGTTTTATATATTTATTTTCATCAAATTCTAAATTATGACTGCTAAGAAGATTTTTTATGTTTTTTATTTTTTCCTCTCTTGTTTTGTTTATATATTCATCTGAAGAAAAAAAGAAGTCACTTCCATAATTTTCCTGATTGCTTTTTTTTAAATTCTCTTTTGCCTTTTCTAAAAGCAAAGAATATTCAACTCCATACTTTTCCTTATTTGTTTCTTTCATCTTGTTGATTGATTCATCTTTTTGCATATGATGTTCAACACCGATATTTTTAATATTTGTTTCTTTTGCTTTTTCTCTATTGTTATAATTTTCGTTTCCGTGATTTTTTAACTTTGTTTTTTTTACTTTTTCTAATACACTTTTGTCTGAAGTGGGAGAAACCCCTCCATATCTTTTTTTATTTGTCTTTTCTGCCTTTTTTCTATTGTTATAATTTTCGCTCCCGTATTTTTCTAACTTTGTTTTTTTAACCTTGTCTGCAAAGCCTTTTATTTTAGAAGGATGCTCTGCATTATATTTCTCTTTTATAGATTTTAAAGATGCTTCCATTCTGGCATCTTTTGTATTATCTCTATGCGTCTTTAAACACTCTGCAGAACAAGTTAATTTACTCCTGTGTCTTCCTGGTTCAAATTCTTTTTTGCAGACCGTACAAGGCTTCTTATATTCTATTTTTTTTCTTCCCATTATAAAGGTTTATGTTTTCTTATAAATATTCAGCAAAAATACATTTTTTATTGAAAAATAAAAAATTTATAATAAAAAAATTTTTGGCTATTATTTAAATTAAAAAAGAAACAATATGGCAGTAATGTACAGAAACGTTCCGATTGAACAGGAACCAAAGAAAAAACACAGATTTGAATTGCAATTTCCTACAGAGCTAGGTATAGATTCATATATCGTTCAAACTTCAGGGAAGCCTAAGATAACTATTGGTAGTGTAGAAATTCCATATATGAATACTTCTACATTTGTTTCAGGTCGTTATAAATGGGAAACTATAGATGTAAAGTTCTTGGATGTGATAGGGCCCTCTTCAACTCAAAAGGTTATGGATTGGGTAAACTTACATGCCGAATCTGCAACAGGTAGAATGGGTTATGCCGTTGGTTATAAGAAGAATATTGACTTGGTTGCTCTTGACCCAACTGGTGTAGGTGTAGAAACATGGCGTTTATATGGATGTCAAATAGTTAGTGCGTCTTTCGATGATTACGATTATAGTGCTGACGACTTGATATATGCAACTATTACTTTGCAACCTGACCGTTGTATATTGGTAGCATAAATTTATTTTAATAAAAGAAGAAAGGAACCAAACGGTTCCTTTTTTTTTGTATATTTATTTGCGATGGCACAATTAACACTATACAAGTCCGTTTATCAAATAACAAACGGAATAAATGGAGCGGAATATCAATTAATAACTCCATATGGAATTTCCGCTTCTACATATGATGAAAACTCAATAACTTTATTTGAAAAAATAATCCCACAGGTATATAAATTCGGAGTGTATTCTGCAGCGGTAAATGCTAATCTTTATAGTGTTTCTACTGTATATCAAATTGTTTGGAATATTCAATACGTAGAAGATTCTCCAGTGGTTTCAATAACCGATTATTTTCAAGCAAATCTTAACGCAAATTTTTCAAGCCCTATATTTTTGCAGGTTATGCAAAATCCATATCCTTGATGAAAATATATTTTTAGAGCCTATTTATGGTTATGAATTATTATTCTAATCAATACTTTTATATTAAAGCAAACGATACACTTCCTGCTTTACAAATTATGACCATGACAAGAGGTAATTTAGACCAAGTTTTGCCTTTTAATTTGTCTGGTGTAACATCTGCTACTTTTTCAATGACAGATAGTAATAATAATTTGATAATAAGTTCTGCCCCCGCACAAATAACTGATAAATGCAAAGGGCTTATACAATATAATTGGCTAAAAACAGATACAATGTATCCAGGAGTTTATAAAGCAGAATTTGAATTATATTTTTCAGGAAGCACACAACAACAAAAAATCACCTTACCTTTGTTTGGGCAAATAAGTGTGGAAATTTTTAGTTCTATAAATAATACATAAAAAATGGGAAATTATATAAAATCAACTCCAGCATTTTCTGGTGGGACAGTTAGCGGAAATACAGAGTTTGTTGGAGATTTAAGTGGTGCAACATTTTATTCTGGTTCAACTCCTTTAACTCAAATAATTGAAAATCTTATTCCAACTGGAAATACGCTTCCTAGTGGTGATTATGGTCAGGTTCAAGTTAATGAAAATGGTGTTTTTGCGGGAAGTCCTAATTTTTTATTTTATGGATTGAATACTCGTTTAATATTTGGAAATAATAATTCAGTAGACCTATATTCATCCAAATCTGCTGTAATTGGAGGAAATGATAATAGAATATATGAAAATTCAAGTAACTCATCAATACTTGGCGGGGAAAACATTTACTTAGGATGCTACTCATACAATTCTTCAATAGTTGGAGGAAATAATAATATTTTATCTGGCAACTCTTGTAATTCTTCAATAATTGGGGGAAATAATAATCAATTAAAAAATAACTCATTAAATTCTTCAATAGTTGGAGGACAAAATAACTGTATTCCATTTGCATCATCTTACGCTATAATTGGAGGAGGAGAGTGTAATGTAATTACTGCTTCCGATAGAAGTTCTGTTATAAATGGAAATTGTAATAAAATTTATAACTCACAACAAGCTTCTATTGTTGGCGGAAAATATAATGTTTTTTGTCACGGCTCTTCTAGTTCTTCTATTGTTGGCGGTGAATATAATTATATAAACTGTTCAAGTTGTTCGTCAATAATTGGAGGTAATTGTAATATAATTTATTCAGGTTCTGGTCAGTCTTCAATAATTGGGGGGGAATATAATTATATCAATCTCTATTCAAATTATTCTTCTATATTAGGAGGCAGAAGTAATTATATTAATCTTTACTCAAAACGTTCCTCGGTAATTGGAGGGTCTTCAAACGTAATAAATAGAAATGTATATAATTCTTCAATATTAGGAGGACAAAGTGTTTGTTTAGGACATTATTCAAACAACTCTTCAGTGGTTGGAGGTGCATCAAATGAAATAAGTTATGGGTTAAATAATTCTTCAATAATTGGCGGAGCATCTAATAAATTGCTATATTTTTCTAACGGCTCTTCTATAGTTGGAGGAAATGATAATAGAATATATGAAAATTCAAATTATTCTTCAATTATAGGAGGGATTAGTAATAAACTTTCTTTCTCTTCAAGCACTTCTTCTATAATTGGAGGTTATCAAAATATATTGTCTGGAAATTCATATTTTTCATCAATTATTGCAGGCTCAGGGAATATAATATCAGAATCTAATAGAAGCGTAATAATTGGAGGAGCAGGTCTATGTTTAAATAGTCAAAATGATACTGTGCTTGTGCCCAATTTAAAAATAAATAATGGAATATTTGCAGGAAATCTTCCAACATCCGACCCTCATGTTGCAGGACAATGGTGGAGCAATGGCGGAATTGTAACAATAAGTGCAGGTTAAATTATTTAATAATATTTATAATAAAAAAATGAACTATATAACAGGACAAACAATAACAGAAATATTCTTATCTGTAGATTCAAATAACACTCCGAAAGTTTCAGCAACTTTTTCCGCTGTAACATTTCAAGATGGAATTGAAATTTCTCCATATTCTGTTGATTTTAACTTGTCTTTGGTGGATTCAAATTTGGGAGTTTATAAATTTTATTTTACACCACAAATATCTGGAACCTATCAGGTATATGTAAATAATCAAACAACAAATACTCTATATATTTCTGATGTGTACAATGTTACAAATTATTCTTCTATAATTTATGGGGGCATATAATTAAAAATTTGTCATATTTATTAATAAAAAAATGCCAGATTTTAATGGACAAAGACTTGTAAACATTGGAGACCCAATCTATGATAGGGACGCAGTTAGTTTAAGAGCTTTAAATAATAAATTATCAAATTTATCAGGAGGCTCTTCAGTCTTTTCTGGAGGCACTGTTTTGGGTGATACAGATTTTAAAGGTAATCTTTCTGGTGCAACTTATTTTTCAGGTTCTACTCCATTAGAAACCATTATAACAAACATTGCAAGCGAATTTGGAACGGGGACCGGGATATATCTTCCTCTGAGCGGAGGAACAATGACAGGAAATCTGTTTGCTCCACAAGTAAATTCAAATAAAATCTTATCAGGTGGAACAGATTTATATAGTATATTTTTGACAAATGCAACCTTACCTGCAAGCATATCAATCCAGCCTGGATTAAACACGTATACAGGCGGAACTATATTAAACCCAACAATAAATATTTCTGCTGCAACCTTATCTTATTTATCGGCAACTACAATAAGCGGAAATACTTTATATAGTGGAAGCACAGATTTAAACACTTTCTTTAATCAAGATAGAACGCAAATAAACACAAAAGCAAATTTATCTGGTGCAACA